AAAAAAGCATTTTCCAGAATAAAAAAACAGGAGGAAACAAAAATGGATTTTATCGAATCTCTTATGAAGGAAATCGTCGAGGAAGTGTCGAAGGGCATCCCGGAGGATGTTCTGGAAGATTTGAAGGAGCTGTCAATGCTCCAGGCAGATGTGCGTAGGTGCATGGTGCGGAATCAGATTATTGACCACCGCACGATTACCCGCATCAACGAGCTCACAAAAAAGCATTTTCATGCCGCCGAGGAAAATGTCAAAGCCAACGAAAAGCAGCATGAAACCTTCGACTTCGGAGAGGCCATCCGGCGCATGAAAAAAGGCGGATGCGTTTCCCGCCGGAGATGGGGCTACGGGACGTACATCCAGATTGCATGCGACATTAACTACACGACCCTCAAAAACACCACGAATACTCATAATCCGGCAATCGTATTTGTTGGATATCGTGGAGCGGAAATGGGCTGGATGCCACGCAATGCCGATATGATGGCGGAGGATTGGTACGAGCTGAAGGAGGACTGAGCGATGGCAGCAACATGTAGCAAATGCCATGCTCCAATCATCTGGATTGAGACCCCGAACGGCAAATGGATGCCGTGCGATGAGGGGCTGGTCGAGTACCATGCAGACATGTGCGGAAAAGACCTGGTTGTTGCGGACGATGGCCGAGTAATCAGATGCAGCTTCGATTTCAAAGGCCCCGCAACGGGGCTGGCGCGAATCCCGCACTGGAAAACTTGCCCGTTCGCGGACGATTTTCGGAAAAGGAAGGAGAAAGACCATGGCTGAAAAAATCCTGACCCTCTGCGACAAATGCGCAGCGGACATGAAGATCGGCGGCTTTCGTGTGAAGCAAATCAGCGGCAGCACCACAACGGAGCGGAAGAAAACCTGTGAAAACTGCGGGCAAAGAATGGGCGGCACCTGCAAGCAGTACATCGTTGGAAAAAAATGAAGCCGTGCGCTTTTTACGATTGGGACGAGGCTGCCGGAAAGGACAGGCTCACATGCCCAGTCGATGTGTGCGAAATGAAATGCGGTAGCTGCGGGTTTGACCCAGCTACCGCAGCAAAAAGAATCGAAAGGATGAAAAATCAATGGCAAAAAAGCCGGAGCCTAATCCAGAGCCGAAGCGCTTCGTATTAATCCGCTCCAAAACGGAGAAAGTGAGATGCAATGCTCAGAGCTACTGGCGCATTGTCGGGGAAAGTCAAATCATGGGTGAAACCAGGATTGATGCGATTGACGCTGCCAAGTGGTGCCTCACAGCAAAACCCGGCGAAACGCGGACGCTCCCCAACGGGACAACACTGGAGGTAAGCGAAACATGACAGATACAGAACTGAGCAGAATCAAAGCGATTTGCGAGACAGCCAACGTCAAGGATATCGGCGATGTGAGCGACGGCTACCACACTTTCAATGGCCTGTATTACCAGCGGATGATTTTGTTTGCAACACTGGTAAAGGCGTACAAGGACAAAGCGTGGAAGTCGCACAGGCATGAGGACGGAGAGCTGTGCTTCGGCGGCGGATGGTTTATAGTCGGCATCGACACGCCGGAGGGGAGCTTCACCTACCACTATGAGGACAAAGACTGGGACTGCTTCGATTGCCAGGAGCTGCCCGTGGCAAAGCACTGGGACGGGCATCGGGAGGAAAATGTGACGCGGCTGCTGTCGCTTGATGTGCGGCCTGTGGTGAAGGCAGCTTGGGAGCAAGTGGAAGTGCGCTATGAAGACGAACTGATAGATAACCCTGTACAGGCTGTTGCTTCTATGTTCTGCCCAAACTGCCAACGTTATCACAACGAAGTGTACTTTTACGGAATGCCAACAGAACGGGTAAACTTCTGCCCAAACTGCGGCACTGATATGCGGGAGGTAGCCCCAGATGTATGAAGTCGGTGACACAAAAAAGTTTGTGCCGACGGCCTACGCCGGACAGAGCAACGGGAGCGAGACGGCAAAGGACATCCTCAAGCGCTGCACCGTCGAGGGGACGGTCACGGAGGTCAACGTGCGACACCGCTGGTATCGCGTGGCATGGAAGCCCCAATATGACCGGGAGCAGCACGAATGCTTTAAATTTTGAAGGATGAAGAAATGACATACAAAGAACTTTCGCAATGTTTTAGGTCGAGGTTTCTGCAGCTCAGGGGTGACAAGAAGCAAATGGAATTTGCCAAAATTCTAGGCATCAATGTGGAAACTTTGAAAAAGTGGGAGCATGGACACTTAGTTCCAAATGCCCTCAGCCTACACAAAATTTCAGAAGCCTGCAACGTGAGCATAGACTGGCTTCTCGGTCTGACTGATAGAAAGGAGCGGGAGTGAAAACAGCAAATCTGAAAATGAAGGGCGATTGGCAGGAGGTTGTGGACGATTGCCGCTCCACCGTCTCCAAGCCATCGCTCGGACATGAGCCGTCCGAAAAATTTAAGCGTTCCATTCTTGTCGCGGAGCACAGCCCTATCCGTGACATTTCTTTCCGCTGGCGTTGGGATGGAATTAAAAGCTGGGTCGCCACACATTTTGCACGGCACCATTGGGAGTGCCGCATCTCGACACAGCGTAGCGACAGAACCGGAGTCCCCCGTGACAAGCTGCCGCAGGATGCACCGGTCACATTCGTGGGCGAGGCAAATGCTCAGGCGCTTATCGACACGATGAGGAAAAGGTTGTGTTTCCAGGCAGCACCGGAAACCAGAAAGTATGCCGAAGACCTCAAATCGGCAATCAAAGAGATTGACCCTCAAATTGCATTCGTCCTGGTTCCGAACTGCGTCTACCGCGCAGGATGCCCGGAAATGAATTGCTGCGGCTTTTACCGGAATCTGTGCAAAGTGATGCCGGATGTACGGAGCGCGGATATTGAAAAACGGTACGAAGCATATAATTGGTATTTTTACGAGTCAAACAAAGACGGGGAGGAATAACCACAATGGTCGAAAGATGCAAAACTACGGTTAAACAACTCCGAAAATACGAAAAGCGATACGAAAATTTCATCTTTGGCCCAATTTTTGCGGCGGCGGCTGACACCATCGAGGAGCTGCTGAAATGCTGCGATGCCCTGGAGCGAGACAATGACCAGCTCTGTGAGACAATCGAGAAGCAAAAGGCAGAGAAAAAAGAATGGGAAACGCCTGCTACCTGGATTGTAGAATACGAGAGCGAGAACGGCAGCGATTCATACGGCCTTTTTTCCCGGCGATACAAATGTCCCATTTGCGGAGACTGGCAGACCTATGGCAAGACGAAGCACTGCCCGAATTGCGGAAAGCCTATGGATGTACAGGAGGCCAAAGACTGCCACAACTGCAAGCACCAGAAGCGGGATGCGCGGAAATGCCAGCCGTGCCTTGACGCCGGATGCTTCCCGCTTTGGGAGGGAGAAAAAAATGACCCTTGATGAAATGCGCAAGGTGCTTGACAGCGAGGCGCGAAGAAAAGTAGCCGTTCTTCAGCATGAAAACCATCACCTGAAAGAGGTAATCCGGAAAAAAGAAAGTCGCATTGAATATTTGGAGAAATGCATCAAGAAGATGTCCGAGCGGCTGGACAAAAGAAAGGAAAGATGAAAATGCCTAAACCGAGCGCATTTTTGCTGAAGCTGCAAAAGGAGTACGAAGCAAAGCTCATGGCTTTGCGGCTCGAATATGAAGCCAAATTCCAAATCGAGCGCCACTGTGCGCGTGTATTCCAGATGGACATGGTGACAATCGCAATGGGACGTCTTGGCTGGGGCGAGAAACGCCTCGGCAAATTGGATGAAGCGCTCCTGCAGGTCGCTCAGGACATGGGCGCCAGCGCACGGGAGGAAATGAAGTATGATCCGGAGCTGTGGGTTACATGCGCGAACCACGAGGACGAGCTGAAAAAGTACGCCGGAAAGCTTTATAGAGAGCCGAAGGAGCGGTATTTCGGATGAGAGGAATCAAAAAAAATAAATTCAATGCCAGCAAGGGCGGCGGCTTCGACTCGAAAAAGGAAAAGCAAAGATTCCAGGAGCTTCGGCTCCTGGAACGCGCCGGGGTGATCGACAATCTCCGCACACAGGTAAAATTCGTCCTCATCCCTGCCCAGCGCGAGGAAAGCCGGGAGGTATACACACGGGGCCCGCAAAAGGGAAAGCATAAGCAGGGGCGAGTGATTGAGCGAGAGGTGGCCTACGTGGCTGATTTTGTCTATCACGACATCAACACAGACCGCGAGGTTGTGGAGGATGTGAAGGGCTTCAAGGGCAGCGAGGCATACAAGCTTTATGTCATAAAAAGGAAGCTGCTTCTGTGGCGGTACGGAATCAAAATTAAGGAGATTTGAGAAAATGAGCGGTATATACATACAAAACATGGAGATGCCAACAGGAAAAGTCGCAACCATCGAAATTCATCCCGACGGGTCTGTTTTTACGCTGCGAGGACGCGGAATCGGAAATGCCGTCCCAGTCGAAGAAATCCCGCCGCATGGGAGACTGATTGATGCGGATGCATTCTTCAAGGATATTTGCGACAGTTTGAATGAAATGACCGCAATAGGTCTTGCTGTTGATGGGGAATGGATGTGGGGCAAATTAAACGACGCGCTTAGAAACGCTCCCACCGTCATTGAGGCAGAGGAAGGTGAAAAAAATGTTTGAAACGCTGCTTGCGTCTGAAATTGCCAGAAGCATCATCGGTTTCGTGGTTGGCTTCGGAATTTGGAGGTATCTCCAGAGGGAGAAAGAAATTCCCTGCAATCACTGTGAATATTTGGTGAAGCGCGGTGGCGATGTGTGGAAATACGAGTGTGACCCAAAAGGAAAAAATATGGAAAAATTTGATCGACCACCGAAATACTGTAAATACTTTAAGGAGCGTAGCAATGATAAATCCGACTGACCAGTCATGCATTGAGTTTGCCGAGGCGATGGCAAAGGAGCTCCTGGAGCACGGAGCCACCGAGGCAGCTATAGTAATTCGCAACGAGCCGGAAGGCCGAGTGGTGACGAATTATCTCAATACCAATTTCGAGAGCAGGTGCGTCCTGATCGGCTACCTCCTTAAAGACATGTTCCTTGGAAACATTGCGGAGCACGCTACGGAAATAAAAAAGATTTTGGAGGAAAACGAACAATGAAAAAAATATTGTGTGCTTTGATTTCAGCATTGCTCATTATAAATCTGGTTGGATGCGACATAAGAGAAGCTGACAGGGTCGCATATAACGTTTCCAAAGAAGCCGATAACTTCAACGTTATGAGGAGAATCACGGTATTCAACATTCGGACTGATACCGTACTCATGCAAATGACAGGAAGATTCTCTATAAAAAACAACAGCTCAAAAGAGCTGGAGGTTATTTGCGAAGTTGAAAAAGGCATATACCAAAAGCATTTTATCTACCTGAACGATTACACGATGTACACCGTAGAAGATTTGAACGGAACATCAGTAAGTCCGTACTCCTACGAGCTGGAATTTTTGCCGCAGGTACTTGTCCCAGTGAAAATCACTGCGCACGAAATCGCAGAAGACATTGTGGGAAAGTAGGTGGAATGATGACCGGAATGGAAGCCTGGCACCTGGTAGCCCCACTGATTGCGGCCCACAGCGTAGCCACGCACACGGCAAAAGGAAGCCCGGAGCTGAACGCGCTGGACGAGGCATACATCATCATTTTCGGAGCGCTGAAAGAGCACGACGAAAAACGGAAAAAGGAGGAAAAAAGTAAATGATACCGGAAACAATCAACATCTGCGGAGTGCCGCACGAAGTCATACTTTGTCCGGACAATTTTGATACTGACAGCCATTTCGGGCAGATAGACTACACAAGAGCAACAATCAAAATTAATCAAGATATGCCGGAAGCACGTCAAAAGCAAGCACTTTGCCACGAGTGGTTACATGGCGCATTGGTTCTGCTTGGCTTTAACGATGAGACCGCAAACGAACAGCTTGTGCAGGCGCTTGCTACGGCAATTAATCAAACTTTTGAAATAAAGGAGAAAAAATAATGTCCACTGTAACACCGCATTTTAGGGAACTTTATGATTGGCTGAAAGAAAACCGTCCTGACATCTTGGAATGGTGCAAAGATCAGGCACGGTGGCAGCGCTGCCCCATTGGAGCAATTATCACTTGGAAAGAAGATGCAATCAGAGCAATGATGAAAAAACCGCCGAAAGAAGGAAAAGAATGAGCGACGTTTGCAAATGGCTGTCGGATGACTTCAACGAGATATGCGTCAACGTGGATTGCCCGTATCTCGCAGATTTTTGCCCAAGCACTGAACATCCAAAATGCTGTGTTCATTTTGAGTCAAAGGAGGTAGCCACCGATGAAGGTGATGCTTGACCCAGGCGCACACAAGCCGGAACGCGCCCACCAAACCGATGCCGGTCTGGATTTCCGCTGCATCAAAGGCGGATGGCTCTGGCCTTTTGGCAGCCGAACCTTTGACACAGGTGTCCACATGGCACTCCCGGAAAAAACCTACGGGAAAGTCGAAAGCAAAAGCGGCCTGAACATCAAAGCATCAATCGTGTCCTGCGGAGGGACGATTGACGAAGGGTACACGGGGAGCATCAGAGTAAAGCTCTACAATCTCGGCTTCATCCCACATAAATTTAACGATGGTGACAAAATCGCACAAATTATCATCATGGAGTGCTTGAAGCCGCCGATTGAAATCGTGGACTCCATGGAAGAGACGGCGAGAGGAAACAAAGGATTCGGCAGCACAGGGAGATAAAGCATGGCAGAGGAAAAAATAAATGCCTGGACATGGCTTTCGCGGGCGAGAACCATTAAAAGGGAAGTCTCCGTCCTTATGAGCGCAAAGCAGGCCACGAAGGACGCTCTGACAAAAGTTACGCAAAATTACTCCTCGGATGGAGCAAGCAGCTCCAAAGACCCACACAAATTTGATAGGCTGGCAGAGCTTGAAAGCCTGATAGACCAGCGCGTGAATGAGCTGGCGGGAGTTCAGATGGAAATCATCCACATGATAAACCGTCTTGAAGATGGGCGGCAAAGAATGGTTCTGCTGGACTACTATGTCAGCATGAAAACCCTGGAGCAAACTGCTGTGGATATGAGCTATTCCTACGCACACACAAAAAGAATCAGAGCACAAGGCGTGGGGGAGGTCGAAAAAATTTTACATGGAAATTGAAAGATGAGCCACAATGAGCCATTGAAATGTTTTATGATGCAGGATAGATAAAAGGCCAAGGAAGGAAGAACTTCGTTCTTCCTTCCTGGCCTTTATCTATCCCGCCACACTGCCTGGTGGGCCACAATTTAATAGCGCCTGCCGACTTCCGGGATTGACACACCAAAAGCCACCGACAGGCGCGTCTATGCTACCGTAGCGCAGTTGGCAAGCGAGGACGCCTTGTAAGCGCCAGGTCGCTGGTTCGAGTCCAGCCGGTAGCTCCAACATTGCCGCGGGCGCTCCACCCCCTTCGAGCGCCCCGATGGGCCGTGCGGTGATGTGTTTTGATAGCCAAAGCCCCAAAAGCAAATCGGTAAAAGGTGTGCCGTTGAGACAGCTCATAGGAGTCTGTATACCTCCCTCCTATGGCGCACATCTGCCGGAAAAAAGGTATGTGCAGATGGCCTCATCCACCATCTGCGGGTATTCGCTGCCCATTGATGATGGCCCGGACTCTTTGAGCCGGACCGATTCAATGTCCATGGGTCGAGGTGGGGACCCGGCAGCACTCAAAAAAAACAAAAAAGGAGAAAGATCATGCCGCAAATCGGGAAAGAATTTGACCACAGCAAATATGCAAATTGGATTAATCCAGCGCTCGTAAAGCCATACGAAAGAAATGTAAAGGAGCACAACGAGCGCCAGGTAAAAAATATAGCCAACAGCATCCATCGCTACGGCTGGCAGCAAGACACCGTCCTCACAACCGATAATGTCCTCGTCATTGGACACGGTCGCTGGATGGCAGCCAAAAAGCTCGGATGCGAAATGCCGTACCACCTGATTGACAAAACTGCCGATGAGGTCACGGATGAAGATATCCGGGAGCTGCGCATCGTGGACAATCAGACGAACGCCGAAACAGGATTCGATTGGGAGATTTTCTCCGTTGAAGCAGAAGACCTTGATTTCGAGGGCTTTGAATTTGACTTCGGCCTTGATGATCAGGAAGATGAACCGCCAGAGGCGGAAGATGATGATTTCGACGAGGAACCGCCCGAAAATCCGAAATCCCAGCGCGGGGACATCTACAAGCTCGGTCGGCATCGCCTCATGTGCGGTGATTCAACCAGCATCGACGATGTTCAAACTCTCGTCAATGGACGCGATATCGATCTCCTCATAACAGACCCGCCATACAATGTGGATTATGAGGGCGGCACCGGTATGACCATCATGAACGACAACATGGAGGACGAAACCTTCCGGCAATTCCTCCGTGATGCCTACACTGCTGCTGATGCGGTCATGAAATCCGGCGCTGCCTTTTACATTTGGCATGCCGACTCCGAAGGGTACAATTTCCGCGGCGCATGTCATGATATAGGCTGGAAGGTGCGTCAGTGCCTGATATGGGTGAAGGACGCTCTTGTCCTCGGACGGCAGGATTATCAATGGCGGCATGAGCCTTGCCTTTACGGCTGGAAGGAAGGCACACACAACTGGTTTTCTGACCGCAAGCAGACAACCGTGCTGGAATTCGACCGCCCCAAAAAGTCCGAGCTGCATCCAACCATGAAGCCTGTCCCGCTGTTCGATTACCAAATCCGAAACAGCACCAGGAATGGCGATGCCGTTCTTGACCTTTTCGGCGGCAGCGGCACAACCCTCATTTGCTGCGAACAGAATGGCAGAGACGCCTTCGTGATGGAGCTGGACCCCAGATACGTGGATGTAATCGTGAACCGCTGGGAAACCCTCACCGGTCAGAAGGCCGTTCTCCTCAACCGCAGCACCGAGGAAGATTCCTGATTTTTTATCGGGAGGAAAAATAAAAATGTTTGAAGAGGCAACAATGACACGGGAAGAAACCGTGATGGAGTGCAAGCGGCTCAAACAGGCAATCCGAAAGACCGAAAGCGAGAAGCTGAAAAAGGATTACAGCAAACGGCTCAAACGGCTGCAAAATCGCCTCTTGTACCGCCCAGATTGAGGATGTGATTACCAATGCCTGATAAGCCGGATTGGAACGCAATCAAAATCGAGTACATTTCCGGCACGATTGGACAGAGAAAGCTCGCAGAAAAATACGGAGTTCCTTTCTCGACGCTCCGCGATAGAGCTTGCTCAGAGAACTGGTTAAAAGAGCGTGAAAAGACCAAAAATGCAATCGTATCGAAAGCGGTACAAAGGAAAGCTTCTCTGGCAAGCGAGAACGCAATCACGGCGGAGCGCATCCGAAAGAAGCTCCTGGCACGTCTCGAAAGGGAAATTGATGAAATGCCGGAGGATTTGCTTGGGACGCTGTCGCGGCAAACAAATAGCAGCCAAACAGTGGACAAAAAGCAAAAGGACAACATCAAGCGAAAAGAGTCCTCCCGTGAATACCGATTCCGGGACATGACGGCAGCCCTGAAAGACCTCATGGATGGCTTTGTGGATGAGGGCGAAAAGGACGATAATTCGGTCAAGGTGATTATTGATGTCTGAGGTCAAATTATCGAGCGTCCTCGGCCCAGCGTACCATGCTCTTGCCAGAGACGTTTTTGAACATAAACATACATACTACGATTTAAGCGGCGGCAGAGGCTCTTTGAAGTCCTCTGCTGTTTCTCTGCTTGTGCCGCTGCTCATTGTTTTGAATCCGAATGTACACGCGCTGGTTCTGCGCAAGGTTGGAAATACGCTGCGAGACAGCGTTTTTGCGCAATATATGTGGGCAATCGGAGAGCTTGGGATGGCGTCTCATTGGTCAGCAAAAAGAACGCCGATGGAGCTGGTGTACAAGCCGACGGGACAGAAGATTATGTTTCGTGGGGCAGACGACCCCATGAAAATCAAATCCATTAAAGTCCCCTTTGGCTACATCGGAGTAACACACTTTGAAGAAAAAGACCAGTTTGCCGGACGTGCGGAAATCCGCACCATTCTCCAATCCACCATGCGCGGCGGGAGCAGGTTCTGGAATTTCGAGTCCTACAACCCTCCAATCAGCCGCGACAACTGGGCGAATCTCGACAGCGAGGAACTGCGGCCTGACCGCCTCTGCCACAAATCAACATACCTGGAAGCACCGGCTGAATGGCTCGGTGAGCAATTTATCGCTGATGCCGAATACTTAAAATCCATCAACGAGAAAGCCTACCAGCATGAATACCTGGGCATCCCGGTCGGAACCGGCTCAGATGTATTTGAAAACATCATCATTCGGGAAATCACCGATGATGAAATCAGTCACTTTGACAGAATCCTTCGCGGCGTGGACTGGGGCTGGTACCCAGACCCATGGGCGTACAACGAAGTCTACTACAATGCGGCGCAGCGCACCCTGTATATTTTCGGGGAGCTGACCGCAAACAAAATGGACAACGAGAAAACGGCAAAGTTGCTCCTCGACCGTGGCCTGACGAAGCGGGAGCTGATAACCGCCGACAGCGCAGAGGAAAAGTCCGTTGCCGATTACAATAAATATGGCCTCAAATGCATAGGGGCAATCAAGGGACCCGGTAGCGTGGAGCGCTCCATGGTCTGGCTGCAATCGCTCAATGCGATTGTGATTGACCCTCGCCGCTGCCCAAAGTCCAAGGACGAGTTTTCCTCCTACGAATATGAGCGCACGAAGGATGGCGAAATCATCAGCGGCTACCCTGATGCAAATAACCACAACATCGACGCAGTGCGGTATGCCACGGAAAACCTCTGGCAGAAGATTGGCAACAGCCGCATTGGAACGCGGGAGCGGAATCCCGTCTACTGGAAGTGAACCGACAGGAGTAGAAGCGCATGAAAACATACGAGGATTTCCTGGCTGTTGGCGAGGATGAAAAGGAGCGGATGAACTTTATCAGGGCATCCGTGAATGATTATATCCAAAGCGACGACTATTTGATGGCGCAAAATGCGTTTTTATATTTCAATGGGGAAAACCCAACAATCAACCACTATGAGAAGCTGATTTATGATTTTGCTGGTCGTGCACACGTGGATATGTGGACCGCGAATCACAAAATTGCTTCTTCCTTTTTCGGTCTTGTGATTAACCAGGAGGTCAGCTACCTCCTGGGCAATGGCATACGCTTTGGGAGCGATTCGACCAAAGAGCGGCTTGGCTCAACTTTTGACGAAGATGTACAGGATGCCCTCGAATACGCCAGAATCGGCGGCGTCTCCTACGGGTTTTGGAATCAAGATCACATCGACATTTTCCGCTGCACAGAGTTCCTGGCTTTTCCGAGTGAGGAAACCGGAGAAATCATGGCCGGACTCAGATTTTGGCAGCTCGACAAAAATAAACCATGGCGATACACCCTGTTTGAAATAGATGGGTACACGGAGTACATCCAACGCAATGGAAGCGAGATGGAGATTTTCCGTGAAAAGCGTCCGTACAAAATCCGGCGCGTCATGACTCAGGCAGAAGGCGAGCTTTCTGTTGATGCCGAGAATTACCCATCCTTTCCCATTGTCCCACTGTATGCCAATAAGCTCCACAAGAGTGCTCTTGTCGGGAAGATGAATACCCTTGATGCTCTCGATTTGGTCTGCTCCAATATGGTCAACAACGTGGATGAGGGCAACCTGATATACTGGGTACTCAAAAACGCCGGAGGCATGGATGATTTGGACGATGCCGAGTTCATTCGGCGCGTAAAAACGCTCCATGTTGTCCACACCGAGAATGGCATGACCGAGGCTACCCCGGCCACCATCGAAGCTCCATTTGAGGGGACGCAATCTACAATCGACATGCTTGAAAAAAAGCTGTATGACGATTTCCAGGCTTTCAATTCCTCTGCCGTGACCGCCAGCAATCAAAGCGCCACGGCGATAAGGGCCAGCTACATTCCACTCGATCTGAAAACCGACATGATAGAGCGCCAGGTTACGCGCTTTGTCAAGGGCATCTTCGCCCTGGCGGGAATCGATGATGAGCCGACATACGAGCGCAATCAGCTCATCAACAAGACCGAGGAGACCCAGAACATCGTAATGCAGGCGCAGTACTTTGACAATGAATACGTCATGAAAAAGCTCCTGGCAATCAATGGAGATATTGACCAGTTTGAGGAAATCGCAAAAAGGAAAGCCGAAGAGGAAATCCAGCGAGGATTGGCCTTGCAGAATGAAACGGCGAGTGATGATGCCAAAGACGGCGGTGATACGTAATGCCTCCGGACCCTGCACATGAAGCAACCGAGGAAAAAATAAAAGAGCTGGAAAAACGCATCAAAGAGCAGTACGAAGCTGCGATGAAAACGGCTGAATCAAAATGGAAAGAATACATGCGGAGCTTTGAGACCGAGGATGCGAATCAAAAAAAAAGACTCCAGAATGGAGAGATAACAAAAGAGGAATATCAAAACTGGCGCACAAGGCATCTCGCTATGGGGAAGCGATGGGAAGACATGAAGAACACTCTCGCCCAGGATTACCACAATGCGAATGTAATCGCCACCAAAATGGCGCGTGGTGAGATGGCGGATGTTTTTGCCACGAATGCGAATTTTGCAACATACCTCATAGAGCATGGAGGAAAGATTGATACTGGTTTCACTCTCTACAACCACGAAACGGCAGAGGATCTGATAAAACACGAATGGACAATCAATCCAGAAACGGGAAAAAACAGCTTTCTTCCGCCACCGAAACCAGGCGGGAAACGCGCGAGGGAGCTTGAAAAGCTGCGAGGCACAAACCCAGATGTCCTGTGGAATGCACAGAACATCCAATCGGCAATGATGCAGGGAATCCTCACCGGGGAATCCCTGCCCGACATTGCAAAACGGCTGGCCGGAGTTGCCAAAATGAATGAAACCCAGGCAAAGCGAACGGCGCGAACCATGTTTACGAACATGGAGAACTTTGGGCGCATGAAAGCAGCAGACCGGGCTGCAAGCTTGGGCGTTGAAATCATGGATGAATGGAGCGCCATTCTCGACGGCGTGACGCGCCACAGCCACAGACATCTCCACGGCTACCGAAAGCCCCATGACATGGACGAGCCATTCCCCAATGGATGCCGATGGCCTGGTGATCCATCAGGGCCGCCCCAGGAAGTGTATAACTGCCGATGCACTTTGCTCAACTGGGTATCTGGATTTGAGGGCGATACCGTCAAGAAAAGCCCTGGCATGGGTGAGATGAGTTTTGAAGATTGGCTGGATGCACATAGTGGGTGACAGCGATGCAAAATGTAACGGTTATAGACCACAGCGCAAATTTTATCAATCGCATGGAGCAGGCGAAACAGGCAACTCTGGAATCAGTCGGAACCACATGCCGTAGCCATGCGCAGAACAATATCACGGCTGGAGTCCCTCGCCGGTCCGACTCTTGGTATAGAGTAACCGGCGCGTTGAGAAACAGCATGGAGTACACCGTCAAAATGGATGAGGATGCCGTGTACATCGGCACGAACCTTAAGTACGCAATCTACAACGAGAAGGGGACAGGCGAATTTGCCGAAGATGGAAAAGGCAGAAAAGGCTGGTGGGTTTTCGTTCCGGGGAGCGGGAGAGGCGACCGCGTTGGAAGTGCCAAAGTTTACACGGAGGCAGAAGCACGAAGGGTGGTTGCAATTCTCCGCAGTAAAGGGATTGAAGCCCACATGACAAAGGGTATGCCTCCATTGCATTTCCTGAAAAAAGCTGTGAATGACCACTTGGCTGAATACAAGAAAATCATTCATGGAAAGCTCCAAAGCGGTATGAATGGCGGTTTTTAACCGCCTTCCTATGTTCCGTTAACTCAGATGGCTAGAGTGCCTGACTCATAATCAGGAAGGCCAGGGTTCAAGTCCCTGACGGGACACCAAGGGATTCTTCTGTTTTCCTTTCACACGCTCATGGCATGAGCGCTACGTAGCGTAGCGTTGAGCTGAAATATCGTGCCGCTGGTGAAAGTCCGGCAAGAAAGCGTCTCGCGCAACCGAAGCCCCGCGTCCCACGCAGGGTCTTGATGTAGGTTGCGCCAGACGTTTTTTACATGGGAGAAAATCAGGCGCGAAACGCGGTCTGGGCGGAAAGTCTGACTGACACACCAGATACTACCAGCAACCAGCTCCCTACGCCGCGCTTGAAAAAGCCGGAGGCATAAAAAACGCTTCCGGCTGACATATACAGGGTTCGTATATCGGTAGTACAACGGCCTTTGACGCCGTTCGAGTGGGTTCGATTCCCGCACCCTGCGCCAATATCTGGGTGTAGCGCAATGGCAGAGCACGTGCCTTGGGAGCATGAGGCTGTGGGTTCAAATCCCGCCACTCAGACCACGGTAATAACCGCGAGACACTGCGGCTTATTATAAATTTACGAATCGGCGAGACACTGCCGACCGAGACAAAGGAGTAAAATGTCATGGCATTTTCTGTGAAAATGGTCAAATCCATTCTGTCCAGTCATAATATGCCGGTAGATGATTTGGACGCGGCAGCCGAAGAAATCTGTGCGAGACACAGCGCAGACTTCGACAGCATCAAGGAGGAGCGAGACAACCTCCGCACCGAGCGCGACAATCTGAAGAAGGACACCGAGACACTGGCGTCCGTTCAGAAGGAGCTTGACGAGCTCAAAGGAAACCCCGACGAAAACTACAAGGCCAGGTATGAGCAGGAGAAGAAGGACTTCGCTGACTACAAGGCCCAGGTTGCCGGGGAAAAGGCTCTGGAAGCCAAGAAGACAGCCCTGCGTGAAATCGCCAAGGATGCCAATCTCTCAGACGCCGGAATCGCAAAGGCGGTGAAGTACACCGACTACAGCAAAATCGAGCTGGACGATAAGGGAGTGCTGAAGGGGAAGGCCGACATTCTCAAATCCCTCAAAGAGGAATGGCCGGAGTATCTGAAAAAAACGGATACCGATGGGGCCGACATTTCCAATCCTCCAACGGATGGCGGAAACGGCGCAGGGAAGAAAACGAAAGAAGAAATTCTCGCCATCAAGGACACTGCAGCGCGGCAGGCCGCGATGGTTGAAAACCATGAGCTGTTTGGCTACTAAGCCAAAAGAAAGGAGCAAATAATGGCAAAACAAAATCTGACAAAAAGCGTTGACATTCAGGTGACAATGCGGGCGGTGGACTTCGCTACCCGGTTCGCCAGCAACTGGGAGCACCTCCGCGCCATCCTCGGCATCATGCGCACCATCCGCAGAGAGCCGGGCACCAAGCTGATTTCCAAGTACGCCGTCGTATCTTCTCTGGCCCAGCCGCCCGCCGAGGGCGAGGCCGTCTCCCTCACCAAGGCAGAAGTCAAGGAGAAGGAGTACGCCACCCTCGCTCTGGAGCGTTATGCCAAGTCCGTCACCATCGACGCCATCAATGACCACGGCTTCGATGTTGCTTGCCAGATGACCGATGACCAGTTCCTCGTCGAGCTACAGCAAAATGTGGTTGACCGGTGGTATGCCTATCTGCGCGGCGGCACCCTGACCGGCGCAGGCGCCACCTTCCAGATGGCTCTCGCAAAGGCGCAGGGCCTCGCCCGCAACAAGTTCAAGCGGATGCACAAGGGCATCACCGGCGTTGTTGGCTTCTGCAATATTCTCGACGTCTATGATTACCTGGGCGCTCAGAATATCAACAACGTGGAGCAGGAATTCGGCCTGAACTACATCAAGAACTTCCTCGGCTACACCGTTCTCTTCCTGCTCTCCGAGGACGAGATTCCCAAGGGTACCGTTATCGCCACCCCGGTTGAAAACATCAACCTCTACTACGTGGCCCCCAACGAGTCCGACTTCCAGCGCGCTGGCCTGCGCTACGTCACCGATGGCGAGACCAACATGATCGGCGTTGCCATCCAGCCCGACTACAATACCGGCGAAAGCATCACCCATGCCCTTCACGGCATGACCCTTTTCAGCGAGTACATTGACGGTATTGCCGTCGTTGACATCGGCGTGGAAACCTTCACCGCAGTTTCCAATCCTGCGGAGGGTGCGAATCCCTCTGCCCTGAAGTACTACGAGAAGGATGCCACCACCAACGAGTACTTCCGCTCCACCGATACCACCGTGCAAAACGGCAAGACCTACTACACCAGGGCTGTTTCCCAGCCCAACGGCTGATGGCACGGCCTAAGAAAAACGCCGCAGCCACCACAAAAACAGTTGAGCAGATTGCTACCGTGCCTCATAGCACGGTAGCAATCGTTCATTCTGCGTCTGGTCTCAACGTTAGAAAAAGGCCATCGCTGAATGCTCCAATCCTGCGCGTTCTGATGGACGGGGCAGAGATAGTGCTTGACACAAAAAGCGAAGCGCCGATGGGCTGGATAGCCTTGGCTGGCGGCGGTTTCGTGATGGCGCAATACATCAAATTGCCACAGTAAGGAGGCGGGCGGCATGGTTGACAACACACTGACTGAGCTGTGCCAGGAGCTTCACAACTGGTTTGACCGGGTGCGGTATATCGGGCAAATTACCCTTGATGCAAATGGCGGGATATTCTGTGATGGCAAATCAGTAACCGTCTTGGAAGGGCAGTATTTCCGCATCACGGACTCGGTATTTGCTGATGGTGTGCATTTATACCCGGATGTGGGAACAACGCCGGAAAGCTTCAATGGGGCCGTGTGGGTCATGGCTGTGCCGCCTGCTGTGAAGACGCTTGCAATGGATATTTCCGCATGGCGTGAAAAGTACGAGAATGTAAATGCTCCTTCTATGTCTCCATATATGTCTGAGTCTTTCGGCGGGTACAGCTATCAAAAAGGGAGCGCCTTTACAAGCAACAACAACTCTGGCGGAGCCAGCTGGAAAACCACATTTGCTGCTCGAATGAATCCCTGGAGGAAAATATAATGTCTCTTGTAACTTCTATGATGGAGCCATTTGTTATGCTTGACAAGCGAAGTGTGTCTGATGGCTTGGGTGGAATAACCAGAGAATGGGTTGAAGGAGCACAGTTCAACGCATCTGCCGTGCTTGACACATCAACGACTGCCCGCGTCGGTGTGGTGCAGGGGTTGACAAGTTTGTATACCGTGACCACGCACAAAAATATCAATCTGCAGTTCCATGACGTTTTCCGGCGCATCAGCGATGGTAAGGTATTCCGCGCCACATCGGATGGAGATGATAAAGCGTCACCGGCTGTGTCGTCTCTTGACATGCGGCAAGTCAGCGCCGAGGAATACACGCTCACGGCAAATTAGGGGTGGTCAGTGTGACAAAAGCACAAGCCCTCTACTCATTTTGGGCGTCCTTCGGCTGGACGGTCGTGGATGAGCAGAGTATGTACGATGAGCAAACCATGGCTGATCTTGGAGACCCATCCAGGTACATCTCGTTTGAGTCTGCTGTCGGTGAGCTTGGCGACCCGATAGCGCTTGATGCTGACCTGTGGCACAAATCCACATCCTGGGCAACCGTTGAGGAAAAAGCCGAGGAAATCTACGATTACATAGGCTACGGTGGAAGATTCGTCCACTATGATGGCGGCGCTATCTGGATAACGCGGAGGAATCCTCCCTATCAGCGCATGGAGGCGGCAGAAAATGTCCGCCGAATACATTTTTATATCAACGCGGAATTTCTGTCCGTGTAGAAAGGATAAAGCTATGAAATACACACAGATTCCTGTCGATACTTTTCAGAAGCTTCAGATGAACGCCGGTATTCTGGTGGATGAATTCGACCCGGAGACCGGCGAGGTTGGCAATCTGCTGGGCGCTACCACGGGCGGCATCCAGTTTTCCACCAACCCCACATTTGAGGATTTCGGCGAGGATATCGACAACTGCCCGAACAACACCAAGGAGCTGAAGCGCGTCACCTACTACGACCCGCAGATGAGCGGCACTTTCCTGACCGCTTCGGAGGCAGTCGGCAAAAAGCTGGTAGGCGCTGCGGATTCTGCCGGGAAAAAAATCACCCCGCGCAACAGCCTGAAAAGCACTGACTTCTTTGACCTTTGGTGGGTCGGCGATTACAGCGACGAGAACACCGGCAGCAATGCAGGGTTCATTGCAATTCACCTCATCAATGCTCTGAATACGGCGGGCTTCCAAATTCAGAGCACGAAGCAGGGCAAGGGTCAGCTCGCCTTCGAGTTTCACGGTCACTACAGCATCTTCGACATCGACAAGGTGCCGTTCGAGCTGTACATTTCCAGCGGCGATTCCGCAAGCGGCTGGATTGAGCTGGAACGGCATTCCATCATCATCAAGGAGGGTGACACCGAAACCATCCATGGCGACAGATACCCGGCTGATGCTACCATCACCTGGACTACCAGCAGCGCGTCGGTTGCCACTGTGTCCGGCGGCACTGTCACTGGCGTGGCTGAGGGCAATGCAATCATCACGGCGGCAATCACGGTTGACGGCGTGACCTACAACGATACCTGCACGGTGATTGTCGAGGCGGCTGAATAAAAGCCGCCCATCAAAAAAACAATGGAGGTAAAACCATATGAAAACTCTGGCAAATTGCAATCCGCGTGAATTTCTCGTTCAGACGAGCAAAATCCGCAAGAGAGCGGCTGACTGGCTGGGAAAGACCCGCATCCTGGAGATACGGGAAAAAAAGCCCGTGTATGCCGAGGGCATGACCGAGGATGAAAAACAGGAGGCCATGCGGCAACAGGTGAAAGCGAATCTGAACGAGATGCTGGACAGCATGTTGGATGAATACCCCAATGAGACCGCAGACCTTCTCGGCCTTTTGTGCTTCATCGACCCGGACGACCTTGACAACCACCGGATGGTCGAAATCCTCAAGGCGGTCACCGATGCGATCTCCGACAAAGACGTGCTGGATTTTTTTATCTCGTTGATGCGATTGGGCCAGAGGAATACTTCGCCCAATGCGAAGAAATAAGGTTAGACCTTCTTGATTTGTACGGACGCGGTTATGTGGCAGAACACATAACCGCGTCTTATCGCAAGAAGCGAGAAGAAATAAGGTACAAGAGCTATATCACCGAATGCCTTCGTATCTTGACGGAAAATACGACGCACTTCATCATTCCTGGCTATGGCGACATAACTTACGGCACATACATGAAAAAATCCTGGTATGAGGCGAAGAAGAAACCTGAAAAAGAAAAGCAGGACAAGAGAAGTGTTCAAGAAATAGCGGCAGATATTATGAGCCGCGCAGGATTGAAATTTAAGGGCGTGTCGAAAAATGGCTGATTTAGTTTATGAGCTGCTGGCGAAGATTGGTCTGGATGATAGGGAATTCCAAGACAAGCTACGCGGCATCGGACAAAACATCCACAATACGGCGGCTGAGATTGAAGCCAAAGCTGAACAACTGAAAAAGTCCATGCTCACCCTGACCGGCGCGGGAGCGGCGGCGCTTGGAGCGTTTGCGGTTGATTCCATCAAGACGGCAGCGGAGTTTGACACATCCATGTCGAAGGTTGCGGCAATCAGCGGCGCAACAGGAGATGACCTCCAAGCTCTCCGGGACAAGGCAAAGGAAATGGGCGCGACAACCAAATTCAGCGCCTCCGAATCCGCTGATGCCCTGACATACATGGCAATGGCCGGTTGGAAAACTGGGGACATGCTGGACGGCATAGAAGGCGTTATGAACCTTGCTGCGGCATCTGGTGAAAACCTCGCCACCACATCAGATATCGTTACCGATGCATTGACCGCCTTCGGGATGAAGGCCGAGGATTCTGGGCGATTTGCTGATATTTTGGCAGCGGCAAGCTCGAACGCGAATACCAACGTTTCTATGCTCGGCGAGTCTTTCAAATACGCTGCGCCTGTTGCTGGTGCCCTGGGTATTTCCGCCGAGGACACATCCATCGCCCTCGGCATCATGGCAAACGCCGGTATCAAGGCATCGCAATCCGGCACCGCACTTCGTACCGGCCTGACCAATCTTGCCAAGCCTACAAAGCAGATGCAGCAATACATGGATGAATATAACATATCCATGAAGGAAAATTCCGATGGGTCAATAAATCTGCGTGAAACGATGATTGACCTCAGGGAAAAGCTTGGCGGATTATCGCAAGCGGAACAAGCATCGGCAGCGGCGGCGATTTTTGGCAAGGAAGCCATGTCTGGCTGGCTTGCCATAATCAATGCCTCGGATGGGGATTTCTATAAGCTTGCAGAAGCGATTTACCAATCAAATGGCGCAGCCAAGGAAATGGCTACAATCATGGAGGATAACCTGGAAGGTGATATTCACAAGCTGCAAAGTGCCTGGGAAGGTTTCAGGATTGAAATCGGTGAACGGCTGACTCCCGCAGCGCGACAGGTTATACAGTGGCTTACTGATTTGATTGGCAGAGCGGATGAAATCATTCCAAAGGTTACTGCAGCAGCGGCGGCTTTTGCGACCTTCTCCGTAGCAATCAACATGACCAGTATCATTAAACAGGTAACTCTCGCATTTCAGGCGTTCATGGCGCTGCTCGTAGCAAACCCCGTGGCGCTGGTAGTCGCTGGGATTGTCGGTGCAATTACATACCTTTGGCAAACCAATGAGGAATTCCGAAACAAAGTCATTGAAATCTGGAATGCGATAAAAACGTCCTTCCAAAACTTCTCCGACAAAATCAAAGAGCGCCTTACTGCAATGGGCTTCGACTTCACCTCATTCAAAGAGGCTGTGTCTGCAATTTGGAATACGCTCTGGGAAGGAATCGCTGCCGTTGTCACCACTGTGTTTGAAGCAGTTTCGATTGTCATTCAAACCGCCCTTGATGTGATTATCGGCATCGTGGATGTGTTTTCCGGCATCTTCTCCGGAGATTGGGAGAAGGTGTGGACTGGCATAAAAGAAATTACATTAGCCATCTGGAAGGTAATGAAAGATGGTTGGAATGAATTTCTTGAATTTTTCAAAAAAATTGCTGACACGGTTCTCGGCGCTTTTGGGACAAGCTGGGAAACTGTATGGGGCAACGTCAAAACATTCTTCGTAAATATCTGGACTGCCGTAACGGAGTTTTTCAAAAACGGAATCGAAAATATCAATAACTCCTTCGAGTTTTTGAAAGCAGCCATTGACCTTGTGAAGCAATGGTTCGCCGAAAAGATAGACGGCATCAAAGAAGCCTGGGCCGGTTTCACGGATAAAGTCCATGAGGCGAGCGAGAGCATAAAGAAGGCATGGAATTCCCTCATGGAAGCCGCTACCAATGCCGGAGAAGCGATAAAAAAAGCCTGGGAGGGTGCCAAAGAGTGGGGCCGCGCTCTGATTGAAAAAATCCTGAGCGGCATCACCGAGAAGGCTTCGGAGCTGTGGAACAAGGCTGGCGAAATTGCGAAAAACGCGATCGAAGGAATCAAAAAAGCCTGGGAAACGGCGAAGGAAATCGGTGCCTTTTTAATATCTCTTATTGTCGGCGGCATCATCGAAAAGGCATCCGACCTGTGGAATAAGGCTGTTGAAACCGCAAAAAATGTCAAGGAAGGCATCAGCAAAGCATGGGAGAATGCGAAGGAGCTGGGGTCCAAGTTTTTTGAAACCATCAAATCCGGAATCACTGAGAAAGCGACCGATTTGTGGAACAAGGCAACGGAGACGGCAAAAAACGTGAAAGACGGCATTGGAAAGGCATGGGAGTCGGCAAAGGAGCTGGGTTCAAATTTCTTGACCAATATCAAGAATGGCATTTCAGAGAAAGCATCTGATTTGCTTGAACGGGCATCCACGACGGCAAAGAATGTCCATGATGGGATTTCCCATACATGGGAAAATGCCAAGACTCTGGGTTCAAACCTGATGGAGCGGATTCAGGGCGGCATCGGTGAAAAGGTCTCCGGCCTTGTCACCAGGGCATCCGAAGTGGCTACCTCAGCCCGTGATGGAATTTCCCGAACCTGGGAGAATGCCAAAACCATCGGCTCCAATTTCATCAGCACACTACAAGGCGGAGTTACCGAAAAGGCATCTGACTTTATCAGCTCGGCTGGAAAAACTGCATCGAATGTAAAGGATTCATTCTCAAAAACATGGGAGAATGCGAAAACAATCAGCGCAAATCTCATGGAGCAGTTGAAATCTGGTATTGCTGATAAAGCATCCGACCTTGTAACCCGTGCAGCCGAGCTTTCCAAAACCACGATTGAAGCTTTCCAGAAAGCGTGGGAGAACGCCAAACAAATCGCTGCAAATTTTGTGGCGATGCTGATTTCCGGCTTTTCTGAGAAAGCATCGGCGCTCATGGAGGCTGTGACAAAGGCCGCGAAGAGCGTCTATGAAACATTCACAAAAGGCTGGGAGAGCGCAAAGACCCTCGGCACAAATCTGATGGACAGAATCGGCAGCGGCATCGGTGAGAAGGCAAGCGCAATCTCCGAGGCCGTTCAGAAAATCGTCACCAGCATTACAGAATATTTCACGAAATTTGCTGAGAGCGCGAAGAACCTCGGCGGCGGTATAGCGCTCAATCTCCGCAATGGCTTTGCTGAGCATGTCAGGGACATGTACGATGTCATTCGCAACATGTTCTCCGAGATTGTCAATGCCATGCGCGAAATGATAGAGGCTGCCCGCACATGGGGCGCTGACCTCATGATAAATTTCGTGAACGGCATCATGGAGCGCTGGAATGATCTTGTCGAGCGGCTGAATTCCATGGCACAGGCCGTCAAAGACCGCCTTGGATTTTCCGAGCCGAAAAAAGGCCCTTTGAGCAATTTCCATACCTACGCGCCGGACATGATGGAACTCTTTGCCGAGGGCATCAAAGACAATGAAGGCGTTGTGGCGGATGCAATCGGTAGTACCTTTGACCTCCGAGATCAGATTGGCACGGGCTTTGGTGCTGGCCGTGTGGTCGGCATGGGTGAGTCCAGACCTGTGATGGGCAGCGGTGGGTCAAAAAATTTGACCGTGATTCTTCAACTTGACCGGGTGGAACTTGGTCGCGCCGTCTATCAGCTTAATGAGGAAGAGACCCAACGTGTAGGCGTTAGATTGGCTATGGGAGGTAACTTCGCATGAGCTTTACAATAGATGGCGTTCGTTGGGCATACCCATGTCAAATCGAGCGTGAGGCGGAAATGACATCAACGGAAATGTCCGGCCTCATGCTCGATAAGACATACTTTAACGATGTGAACGGAACATGGATGAAATACAGCCTGACCCTTGCAGTTCCGATTGGGAGAAATTCTGACTACGACTCAATCTATGAGCAACTGACAGAGCCGGTTGAAGGCCATGCATTTGTGTTCCCCTATAATAGCTCATCCATCGCAATTACCGGGCGCGTCCTGAGCGTCCGGGATGTGTATGTGGAGATGCCAGGAAAGAAGAACTACTGGAAAGGGACGCGCTTCGAAATCGCAGCGAATCATCCCTCAAAGGAAATGGGCCTTTACGGAGCTTTGACCCGTGGCCGCACTTTAATTCCTGGCCTTAACACCGGCGACGCCTGGGTACACTTTTACATCGACGAAGAGGACAATCTGCATCTTGTGAAAAGCCCTGATACCGCACTCGATTTCTACATGGACGAAGATGGGATTCTTCACGCCGTCGCTGAAGGGAATATTCTTCAGTATACTCCTTATTTTTGGTCGCGCGTCAACATAGACGATGGGGACGATATTCTTTACTGAGGCGGTGATTCTGTGTGATACTCGAAGTAGGCGAAAAGAGGTATACCAAGCTCACCAACCTCAAATTTGACCCATCTGCCGATGTAACCGGGAGCGAAGTCCCAATCAATGAAATGATCGTTGATGTGGTGACTCAGGACGATATTGATGCAGGCGGCTTTTGCCGTCTGCTCGATGATCGGGAAACGCTCTGGGCGAAATACTGGCTTGTGTATGCTGACCGTCTGGACAAAAATGTAGTGCGCTGCAAAACCCAAAGCAGTCTGAAGCTGCTGGAACGCCGCTATTTGAATCCCGTGATGCTGGCAAATGCAGCGGCCACTGATATTATCGCAGACATTTTTTCGGAGCTTGGAGAAGATTCCTACAGCATCGACCCGGCATTTGAAAATAAGACACTGTCTGGTGCTTGCCCGAAGCAAAGCTGCAAAACCCGCCTACAATGGGTGTGCTTCGTTTTGGGGGCTTATGTCAAGAGTTTTTTTTCGGAAAAAATAGAAATCCTACCAATTGAAAATGTCCCAAAGATTATCCCAGCGGCGCAGACTTATTGGAAGCCCGCTCTGATTTACAATGAACATGTCACCCGCGTCCATTGCACATACTACTCATACGAGATTGGAGAGCCGGGAGCAACTGATGAATGGTTTACTGATGGTGTAAATACATACATCCAGCATGGGGCAAGCACGTCATTGAAGAATCCAGATGTGCCGGAAGGCACGCTTACTCATGATGTGTATTTCGAGGGGATCACCCTTGTAAACCGAGATAACGTGGATGAAATCCTCAGTAACCTTTCTCGCATCTACTTTAAGCGTGTATCTGTCGAGTTGGATTGTATCAACAATGCCGACTATGCCCCAGGCGACAGAGTGCTTGCCTATACCGACGTCGGCCAGATGGTGGAGGGCTTCGTAGCAAAAACTTCTTTCACTTTTGGCAATCAGGCCATGGCTCACATGAGCATTACGCCTGTTGACCCTGTAGAGGTTGCACCCCTTTTAATCAAATATGAGATAAATGGTGCGACAATCGACAAGGCTGCCTATGCTTTTCCGGTCGGGTATGAGTATGAAGTTGCCAACCCGTACTTTGACCGAACATGGGCGCGGACACGCTATATTTTTCGGCCTATTAATGAGGCCGCAAGCGGGACAATGGAGGAATCGGATAATTTCATCACGGAGCAATACGAGGTGGCGGCAGCGGCCCAGGATGGCATACTGTATCTTGCCTCGGTTGATGATTATGAGATGAAGGACGGGATGGTGAGCATTACATGAGCAAGGTTATCATAGACAACGCACCCATATATGAAATTGCTGACATACTGCGTGACAAGGCAGTTGTCTCCGGCAAGGTGCATCTCAAAGACATGCCTGCTGCCATTCAAACCCTGCATGGACACCGCACGTTTGCGAGAGCCACATCTTTTAAGCCAAATGCTTATGCAGATTCGCAGTACTCTGTCAAGAGCAATCCGCACACCACAATCGCGGCAGAAAACACCAGTTATTTACATGCTGAACCAAGCAGCGTATTTGATGTTGACAGTAATCTTGTTTTCGTAGCAGCTGCGTCAAAGAACACCAGCTACATACACGCTGAACCGCATCCCACGGTCAATATTGATACCGACTTCACATTTGAGACAAAGGCTGAGGCCATATAATGGAGGATGAAAAATGAGAACGAAAAACTTTAAGACCATGATGGCTATGATGTTCGAGCGCTGCGCGGTCAACAAAGGCATGCTCCCTATGGTTGGTCGTGACGGCGTAACATACTATGCTGGCCCGTCTACCGGCGCTGGGTATCAAAACCCCGGCTGGGCATTCCAGCTCAATCCGACTTACGCAGGCTTTTGCGTCGGCACCGGCGCAACCGCAGAGAGCGAGAACGACTACGAGCTGGAATCCATGATCACGGCGGGGCTGTCCGCCAGCGTTGTCACGAATCCTCACCTTGACGAGGATGATTACCCGTCGGTCGATTTTGACCTGACAATCACAAACGTCAGTTCCGAGACCATCACAATAGCCGAGATCGGTATGAAGCAGCCGCTCTCAAGCACGACGGAACTGGATGGTACAGCCTTCGGCAATCGAGTATTCCTCATAGACCGAACGGTGCTCGAACATCCCGTATCAATTCCAGCGGGTGAGTACGCAATCATCCGCTATACATTCACGACCTCGATATGAGCAAAGATATTATTCTTCGGCGGGACAGCGACGGAGAGCGAACACTCCGTGGCGTCTCGCGCCTGCGGACGCTCACTGCGGAAAACAGGCTTTGCGACTGGCTGGAGGATGATGTTGCCTCAAAGGTTGCGGATATACACGTCACCAAAAATGGAGAGTACAAAGCATCTGCGGATGGATTGTATGCTTTCCGTTTCGTTCGTGTCGATGTTGACTGCTTCGCTCCTGTTACATCAGGAAACTATACTTTTCAGGTTTACCTTGATATAACAGGTAAGCCGCATGTTTCTGTGAGGAAAAACAAATGAGTGAAGACCCCAATATTCGGATTGGTAATCAAGGCCGAAAATTCAAAAATATACGGTATCTCGAAACAGATACCGTTGACGGAGATTCTTGCTTTTGGGTCCCCGAAACGGCCCGAAAATTGACAGATGGCTATTTTGACAAAAACGGGTATTATGTACCAAAAAAGTATGGCTTTGATACATTGCAAGTTCATGTGTCAAAAACAGTCACAGATAATGACGGGGTGGATTGGACAATCGGCATTGACCCAATAGATATTCCTGACATTAATCCAGAAACCATAAACACAATTATAGATGATCTCGATATTGATATAGACGATATTGATATTGATGATTTGGATGATATCCTTGACGAATTCGGCATTGACATAGACATTGATGATTTGCGGGATGTTATAATCGACCTCGGTATTGACCCTGACGATATCGACATAGACGATATTATTCAAATCATTGATTACATTCAGGATATCGACGATATTGATATCGAGGATATTGATATTGATGATATCAATGACATCATGGATGCCCTCGGCATCGACCCTGACAATATCGGCCCCGGTGATGTGCAGGATATTTTGGATGGCCTGGGGATAGATGTCCCCATCGACGATTTGCAGAATATTATGGATGGACTTGGCATCGACCCAGGCAACATCAGTCCTGAAGATATTCTCGGTCTGCTACCGTATGTCGATGGTGACGAGTATGACCCATCTGACCCATTTGACCCCGATAATCCGCCTGACCCCGAAGTGCCTGTATATCCTGGCAATCCAGATGACCCAGGTTTTGACCCAGATTCATTCGACCCTGAGACATTTGACCCGGATTCATTCGACCCTGACGATTTCTTTCCGGATCAGTTCTACCCCGACATATACGACCCTGACCCTTTTGACCCCGACAAATACTATCCAGATGGCTATGACCCCGAAGAATATGATCCAGAGATATATGACCCTGACCCGGATGGGATAGGCCCTGACCCCATCCCGGATTACGATGGGTTCGATGATGAAGACCCAATAGATGATGGTGTTCCACGGGTTCCAGACATAGGCATACCAGACGCTGAAATTGAGTGTCCTTTTGACCCCGAAACGGGACTGCCTGACCCTACGCATGACGGGGAGCCGATAGCTCCTGATGCGTGGGATAAATTCCCTGGTACGCTTCCCGAAGGGGAGTGGGACTTCTCCTTTGACCCGCCTACCGATATGCAAGACCCCGACTTTGACCCGACAGATATTCCATGGGAATTGTCTTTTCCTGGCACTGATGGGTTGCCGGAAGGCTGGACATTTGACCCCAAAACAGGGGAATGGTCTTTGACGGAGCTGCCGGACGAAATCCGTATAATGCATGTCCCGACAAAAACCAAATATATGGACGGAGAGGAAATCGACCTTGATGGACTCGTTGTACAAGCGTACAGAGGCGGCGCGGTATGGAACGCTATGCCAGAAAAATACTGGAACGGGCAAATCCCTGTGCATGAGCTTATGTATGACCCTCAAGTGGCAGAATACGATGAAAGCCTGATACCGCATTATGAAGGGCTAAATGTCGTGACCATTGAGGGAAGCAATGAGTATAGACGCCTCTTCGGTGAACCATGCCATTACAACAAGGATTTTGTTATCGGCTATGGTTGGGCTAACTATTGGGGCGAAGAACCCGGAAAATGCTACTTTGGTAGTTATTATAAGTTCGACAGCGCAGTCCAGCTTACGCAATATGACAACAAGATTTTTGGAGTTGCATACCCAAAAGCAGTTGGAAGTGTAAAAGCTTGTTGCCCGGAAAAAGGTATCTATGGGTATTATGGCTCTGCTGGGACGAAATGGAGCGTTATTCGTGGGTATGGGCCTGGCAAAGATCATGACCCATTTGAAAATGTGCCTGAATCTGACCATGACCCCACAAAGGCCATAGTTGATGGCATGACGGTCAATGTCACCGTTTCGTGGGCTCGCCCGAAGGACAACAAAGTGCTTGAAGCCACATTCGTTATCTCTGTTGATATAGAGGTTGACCCGGATGGCGGCGCTGGCGGACACTGGGGCGGCACGACACCCAGCGGCGAATACGGCGGCAGCCATTACAGCGGGAAATTCTGAGGAGGTGACAGCATGGATATAACAGCAATACGCGCGGTTTTTACGGGCGGGAATTACTGCGTGACCCGCCCATTGACACGCCTTGACAGAGGGCAGAACCTCCAAATCGCTGGCATTGATTTGCCTGAAATATATCAGGTACATTTTTCGCACAGCAAGGACAACAGCGGAACAGCAAAGACGCAGATTGGCGGGGAAAATGGCGTTGAAATCCCAGATGAATATTTGCAGGCGGGAAAGACAATCTATGCCTTCATTTATGTTCAGCAGGGCGATAGTGGCCGAACAATCAAGACCATTGAAATCCCGGTTGCAGCAAAGCCGACTGTCACAGACGATGAACCGACACCTCAGCAGCAATCCGCCTTTGATGTTGCCATCGAGCGCATAAATGCTGCTGCGGAGGCAACGGAGAAAGCAGAAGCCGCCTTTTCCGATGCAAGATTTTATGTTGACGAGGATGGCAACCTCCACGTTGTCAGACCGAGAAAAGAGGGGGAATAAGCATGGCAAATACTGATCCCGAAAGAAAACTGATTGATGAAGTCATAGGCCGGGTGCGCGGAAACGACGGCGTTTCGCCCACAATTACGGTCACCGATATTGAGGGCGGACACCGAGTCACCATAACCGATGCTGAACATCCGCTTGGGCAGTCCTTTGATGTGATGGACGGTGACAAGGGAGACACCGGAGAAAAAGGCGATAAGGGAGACAAGGGTGACAAGGGAGACACTGGAGAAAAAGGCGATAAGGGAGACAAGGGTGACAAGGGAGACACCGGAGATGATGGTTTTTCCCCAATCGTGACCATCACCGATATCCAGGGTGGGCACCGAGTCACAATCACTGATGAGGATGGCGACCATACATTTGATGTGATGGATGGTGCCCATGATGATTCAATCTATCGCCTTATGCTTATTGCTGGTGGCGACTATAAAGCTACCATGAAGCAGTTCTTTATCGCAAACAATGCTGTACTCCTGAACGACCTTTCTTCCTTGTGCGACCGCTGGTATTCTCTTTCCCGCCTCGGCTGGACGGGCGGCATCCGCTTTAATCAGCCGGAAGAAGGAGTAACAATGTCTTCGGATGGCATCAAGACCGGGGACAACGCTGGGCTTGTCTGTGTGCCGTCAACCATCACTGAAGCGAACCGGGACGATTATGCAAATCTGCCGCTGTTTGCCGTGATTGACTGTAATGTGGTTTTGGATTCTGACGGCAAACCTCATGTCACTGCGATTGATGGTATTGCTGGCAACTTTGTCCGGAACGACCCGACAAAGATTGTCTGCTGTATGCAGATGGCGGGCTGGCTGAAACCCGTAGAGGAAACTGATGTGTTCGGGTTTGATTACACAGACCAGGCCGGGACACCGGGCTTCATGCCGCTGCCGGAGGCCGTGGAGCTTTCCGACAACAGCATCCGCTCCTGGGTAGTCCACTGCAAATACGGCGCTGGGGATGCATGGGGAAGCTGCTCCGGCGTTCCGCTGCGCGTGTGGGATGTTTCACACAACAACGCCAGGACGCAGGTGCGCACCGCGTGGGGCAACCGCTACTGCGCGGCCACCAGTGCCGATGATGCTTTTCTGAAGCGGATGCTTTACATCAAATACGCCCAGCTCGACAGCGACCGCATTTTGCATGGATGCGTAAATTACAACTACACCTACCAGCTTGCCCTGGGTGAGACCGGCGTAGAGCGTGTGCTTCTCACCCCAGCCCAGGCCGCGAACCTGCTGGTCGGCTCCTGCGTGTGCGTCGGAACGGAAACCGGGCGAACCAGCAGCAAGGCGAATCAGACTGCCCTTCTTGACCGTGTGCTTATCACGAGCATTGAAACGGTCGAAATCAATGGCGTGAGTTATGGTGCTGTGTATGTGGATAATGGCGGCACAACTTTTGACACGGCCACGACCTACTATCTGTACACATATCAGTGGCATACTGGCTCGACAGATGCCGTCAAGGGTAGCGACGGTGGCATCAATCCGCTTAATGACCGCTTTCCCGTGAAATTGCAGGGCATTGAGATTATCAGCGGATGCTATGAGGTCATGGGAGACACCATCCTGCAATATGAGCAAATTGATGGCACTTATCATCAGGTAGCTCATGTATGCCGAGATGCTTCAAAAATCTCCACCTCCATCACAGCAGATTACAAAACATGCACCTATGGTATGCCAACGCCAGCATCGTCCAGTTGGCAGTACCCGAAGCGCATGGGGAATGACCCAGCTTTGCCAGAGCTAATGCTGGGCAGCATAAGCGGAGGAAGCAGTTCTTCCGGCCCGCGTGATGGCTACTATATTGAGGCGGCGACTTCCGGCCTGCGGGAGTGGCTGCGCTTCGGCACCTTGATTACCGGCCTGTCGCTTGCCGGTCTTTCTTGTGTCGTCGGCCTCACCGGGCTGACGGTCGCGGCCTGGACCTTCGGCGGGCGGCTTTCCGTAACCGGGAGCAGGGGTGAATATCAGGCAGCAGCCTGATAGAGGGGACGGAAGTCCCCTAAAATAGAATTATAATCAAAGTCCCGGTTTTAACCGGGCAGGGACTGACAGTGCATCCGCTGGTGGTCTGCTTCTTGTCGGTGGCTGCGCTTCGGCAACTTGAATAACGGCCTGACGAATGACGGTCTTTCTTGTGTCAACGGCAACAACGGGCTGACGAACGCGAACTGGAACATCGGCGGGCGGATTTTTGAATAAGTTTGACGCAACAAGAGTAGGGGGTACACCCCCCAAGCACTGTCTCTTCCGCGCTGCGGCGAAAATGCGTCGTACCGGCACTGGGGACGCGGGAGCGCTCCCCAGATGTGCGGCGGGTATCTGGCCGCACATGGGTTTAGTAGATGAAACCGAAAGACCCTGAGATTCAAAAAGAATATGAAGGGAGTTTCCCTTTTGAAAACCTATTGCAAAAAAGCAGTTCCAACAGATTTGCAAACAATCGAGCGATACGCATACGAAGCTATGACAGGCAAGCTGAAGCGCAAGGATTACAGTGAGTTTATTGCAGGGTACTGCAATCTATCTGCAAAGGAAATCCGCAAACGCGCTCGGTCTGCTATCTCCTGGTACCCGGAGCTTGAGCAGGCGCTACACTGGATTGCACTGGACATGGCGGCTCGAATACGAGCCAGAAACCTTGATTTGCCGCCTGTGCGCTATTCCGAGCGGCACGACGGCATGTGCCGAAAGGTGAGAAAAATTGGCCTCATGAGCGTAATGCAACAGCTTATGGAGCATGTTGCCGTCGGCTGCATGGAGGAACTGTGGCAAGCGAAATACGAGTATCACCAATATGCCAGCATCCGGGGAAAGGGGCAATTAAAGGGAGCAAGAGCGATACAGAAATGGACAAAGGCAGGAAAAACGAAGTATTTTGTGAAGCTTGACATCAGGAAATGCTTTCAAAGCGTCACACGCGAGAAAGCCATGCAGTGGTTAAAACGCGACATTGGGAAAAATCGCTTGCTTCTATGGTTTGTCAATGAGCTTTTGAAAATGCATGGAGACGGGCTGATTATTGGAAGTCTTTTATCCCAATTTCTGTGCAACTATTTCATGAGCTATGCATATCGCTTTGTTATGGGTCTGCACAAGGAGCGGCGCGGGAAATCCATCCGACTTGTGAATTGCGCTCTTTTCTATATGGACGACATTTTTTTGTCCGGAACAGATCGGAGGAATCTAGTCATGGCGGTGCGACGGTTGATTCGTTTTGTTTTGGCAAGCTTTGGTCTTGTCATTAAGGCAACCTGGAATGTGCGCCGACATGATGATGTTCCAATTGACATGATGGGATATGTAGTCACAGCAAAGGGGCGGCTCAAAATTCGACGCCGAGTCTTCATCCGCGCAAGGCGTATCTTCCGCAGGGCTTGGAATGGTGACCGGCGGCTCGTCACACAGTACCGCGTCGGCGCGTACTACGGTTATTTCAAAGCAACGAAAATCCACCGTCTACGTCCCGCTAGGCGGACGGATATGGCATGCATCGGTATCGAGAGCACGCAGCGGCAAGCGGGAATCATCATCGGCACGGCAATAAGGAGGGATTTATCGTGCGCAGCATAAGCATCTCGGCAGACCGTCCAGCAGAAATCTGCATAGCCGGACGCGGCTTAATTCGGGAAATCTGGATTCGGGAGAACATCCATGAGGAAGAATACGAGATTGAAACGGAGGGTGAGGAATATGTAGGAAAGCAATTCGTATGCGACGAGGCATATATGAAGCTCGATACCTCGGACTGCCCGACGGTTGATGAAATCGAGGACGATTTTGAGAGCTGGTTCGACTATGCCGCTTCCTGGCAGCCTGCGCGGGAAAAGACCCTTGCACAAGTGCAGGCCGATGTGGAGTACATCGCAGCCATGACCGGGATTGACTTGGAGGTGTGATTATGGCGGTACACAGCAAAATCTACCTGACTGCAAAACGAAATTTCAGAGCTGGCCTTTGGAGCAAGGAGCGGATTCGCACTCTCGTGGAAGCGGGTCAGCTCACAGCTGCCGAATATGAAGAAATCACCGGGGAGGTTTACACCGCATGAAAACCACAGTAACCCTAGAATCAAAAGATGTCCGTGCGATTATTGCGAAATTTCTCGGCGTGAAGATTGAGGATGTTACCCCAAATCGCTACAGCTTTGCTGTCGCGAATATGACCGCTACAGAAATCGAGCGCAAGATTAAGGGTCCAGTGTACCGCGAATGAATAAGATGGAAGACGATGACGAAAAAGCCTACTCTGGGCTTTTGGAGGACGATGAATGAATACTTTGATATCCATGTTCTGCATTGCCGGAGCGTTTTTCATCGGCTTCATTGTGAAAATTTGCTGGGAGGACTACAAAAATGACCGGCGCAGATGAAGCCAAAAGAAAACTGTGCGCCTGGGTGCAATCCCAGGTTGGAACGCACGAAGGGGAAAACAACTGGAACATATATGCCAATATGCCGAGCCTGGAAAGGCTCTACGGCGGGCGAATCCAGAACGCCCCATGGTGCGACATTTTCACCGATGCAGCTTTTGTCTCCTGCTTTGGGCTGGAAAAAGGTGCGGCGATGACCTATCAGCGCATCGGCGGCGGCTCTGCGCTCTGTCGGGATTCGGCGATGTATTTCAGCGAGAATGGGGCTTTCACTTTTCGCCCTGAAATCGGAGCCGTCATTTTCTTCCTCATTGATGGCGCAATAAATCACATGGGCATCGTGACAGGAGTTTCTGGCGGCTCGATTTTCACGGTCGAGGGCAATGTTGCCGACCAAGTTTCAGAACGCTGCTACAGCGTCAATGACCCAAGCATTGCCGGGTATGGCATTCCCAAGTGGGAGCTGGTTGCTGGCGGGGACGCAAATGCCTCCGCCAGCGTCGAAAAAAAGGAGGCATGCACGAAAATGCAAGGCGTGGACATTTCCCATTATCAGGCTGGGCTTACGATTCAGCAGCTCCGGGACGCAGGGATGGATTTCGCCATTCTCAAAGTCACCGAAGGCACATATCTCAAAGATGAATCTGCATTTGAGTTTTATCGGCAGGCATACGAGCTGGGCTTCCCAGTTGGATGCTACTGCTACTCTCACGCCATCAATGCTCAACAGGCGATGGGAGAGGCGGCGTTCCTCATGGACACCATCAAGGGCTTTCCCATGCCCTGCGGCGTGTTCTTGGACATCGAGGAGCAAAAGACACTGGATTTGCCTCACGACACGCTGATCAACGTCATTCGCGGCTGGTGCGCGGGCATCGGCGGGCGCGGCTACATTCCCGGCATCTACAGCTCTGAAGGAACGCTGTGGTCAAAAATCAGCCCGGACGAGCTGCCGGATGGCTGCCTAGTGTGGGTGGCAAAATGGAGCAATGAACAGCCATCCATGCGCTGTGATGTGTGGCAGAACAGCGACAATGGGCGAGTGGATGGCTACGGCGGCCCCATCGACACAGATGTTGGAGTCTCCGAGTATTTCCAGAAGCTTGTCGGCATGACGGACTATCCCAAAGCGAAAGCAGCACACAGCGCAACGTCAGGCGTCACAGAGACGGCCCCGGACGCTTGCCCGATTATTCCGCCCGACCCTGCCGTGATGGTTCTTCAGCTCCTTCTCGGCTACTACCATCAGTGGGGCAAGCCGGACGGCCAGAAAAGCCCAGAGTTTTTCACGGCGATTCGTCGGTTTATCGACGGGCTGGAAGAGTGATAACCGCCGGAAACGGCGTTAAAAGAAAGGAGCTTTAATCATGAAAGATTGGGCTGTACGAGCAATCAAGACATTCATTCAGGCATTTTTTGGCGTCCTCATCCCGGCGGTCTGCACCATGCTTTCAAACGGCTGGCCGGAAAGCATCGACAAGGTGTGGGTGATTCTGGCACCGACTGTGGCAGCAGGGCTGGCGGCGGCGATTGCTGCCGTCTGGAACATCATTTTAGAGGCATTGGAAACCGCCCCTATCATGACCGACCCTGTACAGGATGAAAAGGACAGGCTGTCCGTAGAGGCGCTGAAACAGACTCCCGGCGTTCCCGCAGATACCGTTAAAGTATGGATTCGAGATCAGGATGAAAAGCAGGTTAAAGCCAAGCAGCAGGATAAAGCCACGCAATGGGACGGAAAGCTTTAATGGAGGTGCGGTATGATAGCCAAGGAAGACATGGAGCTTTTGGATGCCCGGTATGTCAAGCAGACCGACTGCGTAGCAATCCAGACCGACACTGACAAGCGCATCGACGCCATCCACGAAGCCCAAACGGTGATGAACGTCAAGATGAATTTCATCATTGGAATCGCATCATCGATTGCGGTTCCGGTCATTGCAATTGCCGTGAAGCTTCTTTTCGGGGTGGGTTGATTGCATCCAGACTGTAAACAATGTCATGCTCGCCGTGCTTGCCTTGCTATTTATGGGGGGCAGAGTTATAATGCCGACAACCAAAAAGAGGGAGGAAAAAGCATGGAAAATGAAAAAGTAGCAGATGTGCCTTATATTGTACACGAGGCGGAAATGGCCCGCATGGAGAGAGTAAACACGCGCCTTTTCTGGGCGTGGGTTGTAACTCTCATCCTGCTTGTCGGATGTGTGGCTGGCTTTATCTGGTATGAGGCGCAGTTTACCGATGAAGAAAACACCGTCACACAAGATATCGATACTGGCAATGGCAATCTTGCTGTTACAGACATAGGAGACTTGTATTATGGCGAGAGTACGTCAAACAGTAAAAACGCGCAAGAGAACCCGTAAAACGGGCGGCAACAGCGGATACGCGAAATGTAGAAACTGCGGCGGCGACGGGCGCGTTCGGGTTCGCAAGAAAAAGTAACACTAACCCCCGGAGAAATCCGGGGGAATTTTCACAGGTGAATCATGGAATACACCAACAGCCAAATTGTAGCCCTCATTGACGAGCACATCCATAATGCACGGGACAGGCGTATCATGAAGCTACACTATGTAGATGGATTGAGCGCAGATTTCATTTCTCGCATCGACCGAAATAAAACCGATGTGCCGGAGGAAATCCGAATTGACATACAGCCCAGGCAAATCAGCCGGATATTGTCCAACAAGCTTCTGAAAATTAAGCCGTACCTATAAATTACATATATTTGGCATAAAAGAGCCGCCCCAACGACATTGTTGGGGCGGCTCTTTTTTGTTACCTTTTTCCCAGAAAGAGAGGCCGAAAATGGACACGAACGACATCAACGATTTACTTCTCATGCACCTTGATGATGACCTTTTCTGGGTGCCGAAAGAGCAGACGGACGGGAAAAAGCAATGTGGAGATACTTCCAGCCAAACCCGGCAAAAATAAATGTCGGAGATTGCACCGTCCGAGCGCTGTGTGCTGCAACTGGCATGGATTGGAGAACAGCGCACAAAGCGCTGTGCGATCTTTCTTCCGAAATGTCTGACATGCCAAGTGCCAACCGCGTATATCGTGAACTTTTGGAACAGCTCGGTTTTTCAAAAATTCGATTAATCGACCGATGCCCTCAATGCTACACCGTTTCTGACTTTGCCAAAGACCATCCATGCGGCGTGTATATCCTCGGCCCACACGAGCATGTTGTGGCTGTCATAAATGGCGATTGGTGGGACAGCTACGACAGCGGCAATACCGTGCCGACGTACTACTTTAGGAGGCTTTGACAATGGCATTCTACAATGGATTTCCTGCGACATATAGTCCAGGCTTCTCTCAGGGCTACCAAGCTTCCCAAAGTAATCCATACGCCCAGCAGATGCCCACGGCGGGCTTTCAACAGCCGATGCCAGGGACACAAATGTCCCCAGCAAATCAGGCGGCACCGATGATGACCCCGCCGACAATTCGAGCTGAAATTATCCAGGTTGAAGATGAGGGATGGGAAAACTACATTGACCGTTTTCCCTTGGGTCCAGGGGCAAGCCAGATGTTTATGACCCGTGGCGAAACGAAGGTTATCATCAAGAGCGCTGGGCAGACCGGCCCTCTGCCGCTGATAATCTTCGACCGCAGACCACCGGAGCCTCCGGCTCCTGTTTTTAACCCAGGCGAGTACATGCGCCGGGATGAAGCTGAGAAAATGATAAAGGACAATGTGGAGATTTTGGTGAGCGCCGCACTTGCGGCTTCGTCGCAAGTCGGCCAGAAAAACACGGAGGAAAAATAAATGGGCATTTTTGATTCGCTCGGAAAATCAAGCCAGCAACAGGCAGCGCAGCAGCCAAGGATGGACCAGCGCCAGATGCAAAAGGCAATGCATGATGAAATCGGTAAAATCAGCGCTCACCCCATCGAATACCTCAAAGAGAAGGGGTATAAAGTGCCGGATGGCATGACAGATGCCAGCCAAATCACGAACTACCTTTTGCAGAGCGGTCAGATTGGCGGCGCAAGGTATCAGCAAGTGATGAGGTTCATCAATGGCATGCCCAGAAGATAAGAAAATCTTTTGAAAATCATACTGTTTTCAAAAGATGCTCAAAAGATGCAGATTCCTGCATGTAAACTTTCAAATTTGTATCTACCCGCTGTCGGTGCACAGGCGGCGGCTTGGATAAATAACCCGGTCAATGACCGGATGACCGCGACAGTTAATGCGGTAGAAAGGATAAGCAAATGGCTCTCACAGATGAGAACAGCGGCAGCATCCCCGCGACCATGCTTGTTGGTCCCACTGGCTATGCTGGCGGCAACAATGGCTTTTTGGGCAACGGTGACCTCAGCTGGCTGATTCTTCTGCTCCTGTGCGGATGGGGCGGCGGTTTCGGCATGGGCGGCTTTGGCGGCGGCGCTATGTGGCCCATGATGATGGGCGGCATGGGCGGCTTCGGCGGCTGGGAATTTCCCTGGCTCTGGGCCGGTCAGAACAACATCAACGACAACGTAAATAGCGGTTTCCGCGACCAGCAGCTTCAGAGCAGCATTGCCGGACTGCAATCCAGCGTGACTTCCGGCTTCGGCGACATTGCAACCCAGCTCTGCGGCGGCTTCGCTGGTGTCAACCAGAACGTTTCTAACGGCTTTGCAGGCGTCAACCTCAATCTTTGCCAGACCGGTAATGGCATCGTGACTGCTGTGAATGGTGCGCAGAACGCGCTTGCGCAGCAAATCAATGCCAATGAGCTGGCGAACCTGAACCGTAGCTTTGCGGAACAGACCGCGAATGTGCAGGGCTTCAATGGCGTGAACGCCGGGGTTGCTGATCTCCGGTACACCGTTGCTACGGAGGCATGCGCGGACCGTGCTGCGGTCGGCGATGCCCTTCAGGCCGTGACAATGCAAGGCTACCAGAACACAAACGCGCTCCTGACTGCTATGCGTGATGGCATCCAGTCCATCAAGGATGAGCTTTGCAATGACCGCCTCGATGCTGAGCGTCGGGACAATGCCAACCTCCGCGCCGAGCTGATGTACGCTCGTGGGCAGGCATCCCAGGTGGCGCAGACTGCGGATATTCGTGCCGCTCAGGCCGTGACCGCAAACCAGCTCGTCAATGAGCTGCGGAGCTGCCCCATCCCATCCCAGCCCGTCTACGGCAATCAGCCGATTTTTACATGCAACCAGAATCCAACGACTGGCTGCGGATGCAACGGCAATCTCGGCTTCGCTGGCTGATAGGAGGTGGCAGTTATGGCCGCTGAATACAGCGCAAATGCTCTCCAACTTGTCCCAGCGAATGGCTCGGTGATCTTCACCGAGGCCCCTGTCCCGTGCAATCGCAGCATCATTTACCACAGAGATGAAAGCGGGCTTTTCCGCCTTGCCTCGCCCCGTGTGATGGGAGTTTCTTGCCGTCGTTGTTGCTGCTGCTGCGGCTTCCCGGAGGCACTGTACAGCGTGGATTTCCATGCCAATATCGCCGTCCCAAGCACACCGACCGCTGGGACGGTGGAGGAAATCCAGCTCGCCGTTTTTGTCGATGGCGAGGAAGACCCCAGCTCCATCATGAGCTACGTGCCCTCGGCCCTGGATGAATTTGGCAATGTCGGCGCATCCATCCTGGTCTCCGTGCCGTGCATCTGCGGTTGCTCCTCTGTATCCGTGCGAAATATCAGCACCCAGCCCGTCAACGTCAGAAACGCGAATCTCGTTTTTGGCTTTGAAGGAATCCGGCGCTGAGAAAGGAGGAGAACCATGAAACACGAAAACTTCTATGAATTTGTGTGCGACGAGCTGAAAGACCTCGACGAGAAGGCCAAGCGCGGAGACGTCAGCATGACCGACGTACAGTATGCGGACATTTTGGAGCACTACAAGAAGTCCTATCTGACCAATGATGCGATGGAAGGGGCTGGCTACTCCAACCGCTACATGCCCTACCATGGCGGCTATGCCTATGCGGACGGCGAAATGGGCGGCAACAGCTACGCTGGGCGCATGAATGCCAAGCGCGACAGTATGGGCCGGTATTCTCGCAATCGCGGCAATTCCTACGGCGGCAATGGCTACAGCTACGCCGAGGACATGGAGGCGACCAAAGACGAGATGCGTGAGCTCGCCCAGAAAATGCCCGAAGAGCATCGCCGGAAAATCGAGCGTGCTCTTGACGACATGAGATAACGGAGGTGGCCTCTTGATTACGGAACAATCCTTGCAAGAGGCCATTGCCTATTGCCAGGGTAAGGTTGACCCCAAGCGGGATGATGCCATATTGCTTGCAGCTTGCTACATCATCGAAGAGAAGATGTTCGGAAAAACCGAGCAGCCGGATGAAGAGCCGCTGCGAGTCCTTCCCGGATACAGCTATGCACCACCGCCTGAACCGGTCGAAAATACTATCGAATACACGAGCGACACCGATTTCGGACGGATGATTCACGGGCAAAGTGCTGCCGAAATATGGCCTATCGTGGATGAGCTCGTCAGCGAGGCAGTACAGACCCTGACCCCGCGTCTCTACAATGCCTTTATGAGCAAAATCCCCAAGTAAAAATCCCCCCGGCAATCGCCGGGGGGTTCCCATGTTTTTTTTATTCTGCAATTCGCTCTTGCACCAGCCTGTCGATGTATGCGCTGGCGCTGATTCCGGCCTCGGCTGCAAGCCGTTTGATTTTCTCGGTGGTGCCAACGCTCAGGGAATAGCACACCTGGATTTTCGATTCATCTTCGGTGACCTCACCGAAGATGGCCTCATATTCGTCTGCCTGGAGCTTTTCCTCTGCCCACTTTCTGGCTTCCTGGAAAGTGAGCGGCATAATCCGCTCACCGCCTGACCAGGAATTGGTGCCGGTGGCTTCGGCGTAATTGGTCATCGGCCCGCCCTGGCCGTAGAGGAAAAATTCGCCGGTTTTTTTCCGGTAAAGCTTTTCCTCCTTGTGGGAGAAATCTCGCCAGGAGCCGGCATTGCACCAGAATCCAAGCTCCTTTGCTTTCTCTGTGTCGTACAGCTTCCCGCCTATGATTTTTCTCATGATTTTCTCCTCCTTCAATTTCTCTGATTTTTTCCAGCCATCTTCTCGGCATTGATGCGGTCGTAGAGCTCGTCAACTGCGATAGAAATAATTTCGCTGGCGCTGAAATTCTTATTATTGTAACGCTTATTCTGTTTCAGCATGGTTTTCAGCAACTCCAGCTCCGACCAGCAATCCGAATTGTGGTCGATTTTGATGCTATGATTTGTCCCCATTTTGATGTCTTTCTTCTCCTTTCGGTGGGGCAGTTTCCCGCCCCATGTGTTTTACTTTTCCGGCTGCCAGCCGGTTTCGGCCTGGAATTCTTCGGCTACCCGCCGAAGGAAGCTGGGGTAGTAATCCGGTCTCCGGTCAATCCACCAGGAGGCGGCGGTGTGACCCGTCACCCAGTCGTAAAACTGCTTCTGATGCGGCTCCCAAGTCGCCTCATCGCCCATCGCCTCCTGGATGCTTTGGAGGCGCTTCTGGCGGATTGTCTCTGCCCAAGCAATCTGCTTGGGGCTGCCGGTCAGCTCCGGCAATGCCTGTTCCTTTGCAGCCTCGGCGGCTGCCTGGTTCTCAGCCTCCCGCTCTGCGGCCTTCCTGGCGGCGTAGCAGTCGCCGCATTCATCGTAATACTCGACCGCCCAGGCTTCCCACCTGGTGGCCTCGGCACGGTTGTATTTGAATGCCTCCCGCGTAAACTCTTTCCCGCACTTTTTGCAAGTGCAATGTGCCGTTCCTTTTGCCATTTTGGTTTCCCCCTTCTTTATTGTGAGTCCACATTACCATAGAGTTTCTATAAAGTCAAGGAAAAGATAGAGAAAAATCGGAAACAAAAGCGTGATGCGGATTTGTTGGCATGAAGCCGCAAAGCCGCATGAAATCGAAGAAAGTTCCTGCCTTTTAAGCAGGGTGTCCGGGGTTCGAGTCCCCGCTGGAGCACCAAGAATAAAGCCGCTGCGAATGTTCGATTTTGAATGTTCGCAGCGGTTTTCTTTATACTTTTTCCCGTATTTGTGACTGTTTTTCGATGTGTGTTTTTAGATTGCTACCAAACCAGAAAGCACTGTTTTTCACCCATCTGCACTACTTTTTGTTGTCAGAATTGTTGGCAAAATTTCGGCTGAGATAGTCGTTCAACTTCTCGGCTGTGTCCGAACGCTGTTTTTGCCGGATGTGTGTATACACATCCCTGGTCACGGAAATGCTCGAATGTCCAAGCAACTCCTGGGCATCCTTATCAGGGACGCCAGCCTCATACAGAATAGTGGCGTACCCATGCCGGAGCTGGTGCGCCGTGATTTCAAAGCCGATTGCTTCACAGTATTTCGCCCAGCGCTTACGGTACTGCGTTTTGGTCAGAATCCCGCCGTCCTCACGGGGGAAAATCAGACCGGTCCGATTGAGCGGCAAGGCAGCGGCCAGCGGAGCAAGGAGCGGAACGGTGCGGTTCCCAGCCTCGGTCTTCGGAGCTTTCAGATGCGGATTGTTTCCGACAAATTCCACGGCCTTGTTTACCCGGATGATTTTCCGGAGCCGGTCGATGTCCTCATACCGCAAGGCAAGCACCTCCCCGCGCCGAAGGCCAGTGTAGAGACAAATCAGGGCGAAAAGTCCGAAGGGCTTGTCCAGACCGTTTTTCACCGCTTCGATTGCATCATCTTCCGGCAGCTCCCTTTTTTTCACGGGAAGGTTTCTCGGCATCGAAACGGCCATACATGGGTTGGCTGAAATCTTCCCTTCAACGATGGCATTGTTGAAAATCATGTTCAGAATGTCCCTGTGCATCTGCACCGAGCGGCGAGAAAAGCCTTTTCTGCCAAGCTCGGCAAGGAAAGCCTGCACCTCCTGGGCGGTGACTTCATCGGCATTCATGCCGGAAAATTGGTCCTTCACGCGCTCCAACGGAGCCTTGTAGGTTTCCGCAGTCTTGTTTCCGATGCGCTCCCAGTGCTTTTTCTCCCAGGCATCGGCAGCGGCTTCAAAGGTCAATGCGGGAGCCTTGCCACTCTCCTTTTCCTGTATGCGCCGGAAAAGGCGCTCTGGGTCTTTGTCGCAAATCGCATGGCGTTTTCCCTTCGGATTCCCATCACGGTCAAGCTCGTGCCAATAGCCCATGTATCGGCCATCAGACCGGAGCGTAAACATGGTGGCGTAGTTTTGCTTTTTCATGAATCATCCCCCTTCCAGTCTATTACTTTAACCCAGACACACGTTAAAAGCAAGGAAAAGGACCGGCTCAATGCCGGTCCTTTTCCTTCTGCCTTTCGGTTGGCCAGCTCCACCCGCAATCCCGGCAAAGCATCCAGTTGTAATCCCCAGGCTGGGAGCCGTGTTCTTCAATGTGTGTGCTGCCGCATTTGGGGCATGTGCTTCTGCGCTTGAAAATCTTCATTTTTTCTCCTTTCAGAATCCCTCCCCGTAAAGGGGAGGGACGTTTTTATTGGGCGCTGTATTTTTCGCGGAAAACTGCAAGCTGGTAGCAATTAAACTCGAATCTGGCTCTAGCATCGGCCTCGATTCGGATTCGCTGGGCTTTGTTTCCGCCGCCGAGGGAGGATTCGCCTCGGTCAATGCGCTTTATCATCGCCATCTGCTCCCGGCACTTTGCGGTGGCCTTTTCGATGATTGGCTGCGCCTGGATGCGCTTGATGGCTTCGTACTGCTCGGCGGTGATGCTGGCCTCGGCGGCCTTAAGCCCTTCATCAATGCACTCCATTTTCTTTGCAAGCTCCGCTTCGAGGTTCATGTACTGGTTGTCGGAAATCTTCCGAATCATCTCATCCCATCTCGATGCCCAATACTCTCTGGTGTGTACTGCTTTCATCTTTCTCACTCCTTCGTTGCGGTTACGGTTCTGCGCTTGCCCTCGCCGGTAATCTCGACCTTGTAGCCGTAAATCTTCAGCTCTTCGGCGATGTTCTTGGCATCCTCAATGGTCAGGTTCTCGCGGATGATGGTCTTTTTCATTTTTTTGTCCTCCTTGGCGGTTTTCTTTTCCCTTTGTGAGTGTATTATTGCTCTAAACCGCTTATATAGCAAGATAATTCGGAGCTTGCAGAGGGCATAAAAGCAACAAATAAACCGCCCTGGAATTGGGCGGTTTGAGTGTACATTTCTGCATGGTTCGTTTTCATGCTTCAATCTTCCGCATCAGCGGTCCTTCGGTTTTCTCGATGCTCCGCAGCTCCTTGGCAGTCAGGCGGCAAGCGCCGGTCCGGTAACCGCTCTCAAAAATGTAAATCCAGTAGGTCTTCATGCTGTTCTCCTTAGGCGTTGATGTAGCTGTTGAAAAGTCTCTCGGCTCTTTCCTTGGCTTCATTGTATGCGTCCATCCAGAATCCGTAGTCGCTTTTTCTGAAGTCGTTCTTAGCCTTCTCAGCTCTCCACTTGGCATCCTTGGCTTCTGCTTCGGCCTTTTTCCATGCGGCTTCAAATCTGGTTTTTCTCTCGGCGCTTGTCATGTTCAAAATCTCCCTTCGTTTTGTTGTCATATATATCACTCTTTTTGCTCTAAATAGCAAGATAAAAACGCGACATTATAGCACAAAAAACGCCCATTTTATTAGGCGTTTTATAGCTTTAATACTTGTATCTTTTGAGGGCATCCGGCGTCATGTACTCGTCTGCTCTGGCACGGTCCGAATGGCTGATCCAAGCCTTATAAACGTTCTCAGCTTGGATTTCGTGAATTCCAACGCCATTCTCTGTGTGGTAGATTGTTGTTCTCACCCGGATGCCGAGTCGGTTCAAAAAAGGCTCCAAGGTGGCCAATTCCTCCGTTGTGAGTTCCATCAGGTTTTCTTCCTGACCATATTTCATTGTGATGTGTTTCATTCTTTTTCTCCTCCATCAAATAATCTCGGTGATTTCAAAATCCCGGTTAAAATCCTCGGCGCTGATGATTTTGTCGTCGCTACCATCATCTGCGCCGTAGAAAAGCTCGACTCCATCTTCGCAGCTATTTGCCACGCCCTTCTTCCCGGTTGCTTTCTCCCGGATTTCGATTGTGTGGCAGGTCTGCTCTGCCAGAATCAGCTTGGCGTACTCGGTCATCTCTCTGTCCCCCTTTGCATGCTATCAATGGCTCATCGCCCACTGCAGGGCATGTCCGTTGTCGGCGAAAAGCTCATCGCTGATAGCCACCAGCTGGATTTCCCCTTCGCAGCTCATGTCCGGCGTGGTGTGCTCGTAAATGGCTCCGTAGTAATCGTTCGCTTTGGGGCCGCTGTAAAAATACCCTGCAACCAGAACCTTGTTTCCGAAGTTTATCACGGTGCTCCAGCCGCTTTCGAGGTCTTCGCTCGTGGTGGTTTCCGGCAGTCGGTAGGTGCGCGCTTTCTTTTCCAGGCTTGTCATTGTGGTGTCCTCCAATTTTTTTGTTTTTCCCTTTCGGTGTGTACAGTATCGCTCTGAAAGCCTTATATATCAACGATTTTCTTCAAAGATAGCTGGCATAAAACCACCAAACATAAGCGGTGAAAACTGGGCAAATTATGACCGACCGCAAGCCATCGCTTGCGGTCGGATGCGGTCGGTTGCGCTTGCTCAGCGGTCCAGGATGCGCAGCATGGTTTCCTTGCTTCCGGAGTCGATGTGGCCGTCCTCCCAAATCGTAAGGGCCAGGGCTTCCTCGATGCCGGGAAGGTAAAGGTCGTAGGTGATGGCCTTCACGATGGGCTGGCTGCACACCCAATCGAGCTGGGTGTTGATGAAATCCTCGGTCAGCCGGATGCGGCCTTCGCCGCCACCGCAATCGAAGCCAATCTCGGCTCCATGTGCAATCAGGGTGTTGATGTGGGAAAGGTTTGTCATTGTGGGGTCCTCCTTGTTGTGTGTTTTATCAGTGTTGCATGGCCCAGGCAATCGCGTGGCCGTTGTCCTCGAACATCTCATCGCTGACCGCTGCCAGCCTGATTTCCCCCTCGCAGGTGTGATCGTTGGTGGTGTATTCGTAGACCGCGCCGAAGTAGCAGTTTGCGTTCCGTCCGCTGTAGAAGTATCCGGCGAGAAGAACCTTGCTGCCAAAGTTCAGTGTGCAGCTCCAGTTGCAGGCGAGGTTCTCAGGGGTGGTGTTGGTCGGCAGTCTGTAGGTTTTCGCGGCGGTTTCGAGGTTCTTCATTGTGGTAATCTCCCTTCGTTTTTGTACCCTATATATCACTCTTTTCAGGCAGAATAGCAAGATAAACCGCAGCTATATAATGCACAATCATTCGCCGCATGTTTTGGTGAATACCGACCATGAGTCACAAAGCCCACACAAGCCGTTTCCTTGGCCTGTGTGGGCTTTTTCATTCTCCCGGCGGGCTTGGCGCTCCCCTGCGGCGCTTATCGCAAACGTGGGGCGTTCTGTGCGGTCAGTCGATGTTAAGCCAGGACAGGACTTCCTCCGGCGTCCAGCCTTTGAATTTTGCGTAGTTCGGAGCGCCGCTCACAAAATCCGGCTGATCCAAGTCCTCGACGACAATCTGGCCTGCGCAGTATCCGGCATCAAATTCCCGCGCCTTTTTGATGGCCTCATCAAAGGACCGTGCGACGACGCACCGAGGCGGAAGGTTTCTCCCCCAAACCCGCCAGACTGCAGCTCCGGTCATTTTCATCACTCCTTTCTGTCGTGTATGTGCAGCGGGTAGTAGTGGCCGACCAGCTCATGCCATCGGCTGTCGGAGCTGTCGGCAATGTTGCCGCCGAACATCCACCAGCCCGGCCTTTGCAGGAGCGTCCCATCTTCGCATACATCTGCTGGGCATAAATAGGCCACTCCGTATCTGCGGAAAACCGCGCAGAAGTTAAGCGGCATTTCTTTCTCCGAGTCGAACGACCGATGCCCATCTGGACAGGCCACCAGCAGCTCCGAGAAGAAGCTGCTGATGCCTTGGTTGGTGCAGTCCCCCAGGGGGAAGCGATACACCTCGACCGGAAGGCAATGGACAATCATTTTCTGACCTCCATTTCCGGCTCTGTGTATTCGCTTTTCCACCAGGCTTCCGAAAGAATAATCGAGCGGTGATCCGCTCCAAACACAGTCTTAAAAACATCAGCATTTGTGACTGGTGGCGGCACAACAAGGAGATCGTCTATCTTTACACCGAAGTATTCAGCGACCTTCTGGATGTGAAAGAAGCTTATTGATTTGCCGTTTTTAATCCGCGAAAAATAGCCAGGAGACACACCGGCATACTGCTCTGCCTGATACATTTTAACTTTTCGCTCCTTGCAGAGACGCCGGATATTGCTGTAAATAATGGAGCAAGAGTCTTCCTCGGTCATTCATCGCACCTCCTTCTACGAATCTCGGCATCTGCTCCGCAACGTGAGCATTTCATTTTTTCAAAAACTCCTTTCTTTCAGCTTGCCGTTTTTTTTGCTCTGCTGTAGGCTTCCCAGATGGCATCATCTTCAATGTAGAAATCCATGCATCCCTCCAGGCAGGTTTCAACGTAGGCCGTTGACGGAAGGCCGACCGGTCGGTTTCCGGTCATGATGTACACCAAAGCTTCAACTTCCTGGGCTGTGCCTTTGAGGTAGTTCTGCACCTTGACATTGATGGTTTCCTTGCGGTAGAAGGTCGGGAAGCCCTCGTAGCGGTCCAGAGCGGCTTCATCCGCTTCGGTGATTTCCCAGATTCCAACCGGCACCGAAGACCCCTTCTTCGGCTCGATGGTGAGGTATGCGCCGGTCTTGCTGCCGCGAAACGCGAGCTGCCAATCTTCGATGTAGCCGTTTCCGGCAATCTCGGCGGTTGGGCATCTGTGTGCCATCTGGATAACGTTCAGGTTGCTGCCGTAAGCGACGTAGTATTTTTTTCTCATTGTGTTTTTCCACCTTTCAAAATTTTTGTAAGGTCTTGCAAGGTTGTTGCAAGGCTTCAAATCACGCCGCCGTCGGCGGTCATGATGGTGAGGATTCCCCAGCGGGTGAAGTAGGTGTTCCCGGCTTCATCCCGGTAGGTCTGCTCCTTGGAGCTACGCTCCAGCTCTGGGTAGCGGGTCAGCTTTCCAACAATCGGATGGCCCAGTGTAATTGCCTGTTCTTTGATACTCATTTTTTTCTCCCCCTTTTTTGTTTCCCCGTGTAGCCGGTAGGTCAGCTTTTCTTTCAAGCAATCGCTCTTCCGTGCCGGAAGGCTGCGTCACCTTCGAGGTTCTTGGTCAGGAACTCGCGGGCGGTTTTGAACTCTTCGCCGATGAAGCCCAGGCGAAGGAGCCAGGTGCGCATCGCGTATTTGGGGTTCTCGTTCTGCTGGGGCTTGGGGCTTGCGGTTTTGACCGCCTTCGCCATCGCGCTCAGGGCGAGGCAAAGCTGAATGTAGCTCTTGAGCTGTCCGGCGTGGATGCCGCCCTTCCGCTCGGCGGTCGGGGTGTCGAATTGGAAAAGCCTGAACTCGACCGTGGGCTTTGCGTGGTCGGTGGAGCCGAGGGTGTAGGCCATGCCGGGGTGCAGGTTGAGCATGTGGTAGCGGCTGTCGTTGTAGTGCCGGGTGCGTCCGTAGCTGGCGTGGTTTCCTTCGTACCAAACGTCCGCGAGCTCTTCCATCGTCTGGGGCTTCTTGCTGTTGACCAGGGCAAGGAAATCGGGGTTGACCGGCTTGCAGTAGGTGGTCGTTCTGCTGTCGGCAATCTTCAGGGCTCCAACCAAAAGCTGCTCGTGGCTTGCCATGATGTTCGCCAGGTTGCGCAGGCTCTTTGCGGTGTGGTCGTTGCCGTCAAGGCCCTTGAGTCCGACGTGGATGTGGATTCCGCAGCCGCGGCTTGCGTCGCTCTTCGCGCCCGCCTTGCGGAGCCTTCTGCAAAGCTCCTGCAGGGTTTCGATGTCGCCGTAGGTCAGGACCGGCGTGACCAGCTCGGTCTGGCTTTCCGAGGGGCCGGCGATGCTGCAGTCGCTGGCGAATTTCCACTCGCGGCCCTGCTGGTCGTAGGCGCTCCAAGTGCTGTAGCCGTTGCGGTAGGCGGTGTTCTCAAAGCGTCCGGTTCCGAAGAAGTCTGCCGCAACCTTGGCGGCATCGTGGCGGGTGATGCTGTTCATCTCTATCTCAACGCCGAAGGTCTGGGCCTTCATCGCGGCAATCTGGTTCTCGGTGTTCTTCATGGTGGTTTCCTCCGTTTTTTTTGAATTTTCCGCTGGGGTTTTCCCCTTCGGTGTGTCTATATATCACTCTGAAAGGCACAAAAAGCAAGCTATACTGTAGCTATAAAACCACCAAAGATAGAAGCATGAAATTGTCGTATTTATGGCCTTTTATTCTTCGTCGAGCACCCCCTGAATATTCCTTTTCCCATGCACACAATCAAGAATAAACTGCGTAACGGTGATGCCGGATTCCTTCGCGGCTTCCCGAATTGCCGCCCCATCTTCTTTGGTGAGCCGGAGCACGATTGTGTCCCGGCCCTTGACCCATTCGGCGATAGCCTTACGCTGCGCATCCGAGGTTTTCTTCGGATGCGCTTCGGCTTTCTGAATCCCGGCAATCTGATTTTTCAGATCGCCGGTTGTGCGTACACGGATGGTTCGGCATCCCGGTCCGGTGCGGCGGGCTTCCCAGCCCTCCCGAAGCTGAATCCAATACCCATCATCATCACGCCCGAAATCCTCAACTGCGTCAAGCTTTGACGCTGGGATGTACTTTTTGACAGTCGCGTCCATTTCAATTCCTCCTTATTCGAAGCTTACCGTGAATCTGTATTCCTGTGCCGGATTGACCAGCCTTTGAAGCATACCAAGCAAAGCCTCTGCGGTTCCGCAAATCGTGATGCTCCCAGCCAGGATGCTGGGTTCTTTCAGCGGCTCATCTGCCGTTTCTGGCTCGATGGCAGGGCATGATTCATTGGCAGTAGCATTGGCCTCCGAAATGAACCGGACCCATTCAGCGCTCGGTTTTTTGCTCCTGGGTCCATCCGGCAGCTTTTCCGGCAGACGCCTCAAAAACCTAGAGAATGTTGGAGTGGGAACGCCCAGCATTTCGATAAGGTCAACCCTTCTGGCCTTGTGGTTTCGGATGAGGTGTTCCAGGTACATAAACTGCAAGGATGGATTGAGAGCTTTCAAATCGGTGTAACTCATGGTCTTATTCAGATTTACGGTTTCGACTGGTCCATTCATTTTCTTCTTTTGCGCGTCGGAAATGCGGTCCGATGGGAGCGTGCATTTCTTCGACTTGCTTCCTCCTTTTTTTCTTCTTGCGCTGTGCGCGATGTTTTTCCGTTCCCGAATTTCAGAATTGTACACGAATCGTTCTGCGGTCATTTTTTCTCCCCCTTCTTTGCTCGGTGTTTTTCCCAACCAAAAATGACTCCTTTTTTTGGTTTGCGCTTACATATATCACTCTTTATCTCCATAAAAGCAAGAAAAAGCGTAGCCATAAAATGCACGATTTATCACTAAGAAAACTGTGCATTTTATGGCTACGCTGATGCCTTTTTTGATTTTTCGACAAGTTCTGCTTGTAATTGCCAGAGAGCCGTGTAATAATAGGAGTTGCCGCCGGTGAGTAAAATGACTAGGAGATAGTAGATGGAAATCTCAAATCAGGAGGCGCTTTTTTTGCGCCTTGTTCATGACCCAATCCTTAGAGCAAATCTTCTGGCGCGTCTTGAGAAATTAGAATTGCTTTCTGCTTTTCTTTCGGCAGAGAGCGGAACCAATTGATTAAACGAATATCCGATTCGCATAGCTCGCTCCTGTTATCAGGGGCGGGCTTTTCTTTTTTTGCGAAATCTGTATCTTCAAAATTATTTATTAAATCCACAACCGAGCATCCTAAAACCTCACTTATTTTCAGGAGCATTTCGTAGCTCAATGTACGCCTTCCTTTTTCGTACATTCCGATGGCACTTTCAGTTACTCCGACTGCCTCACCGAGCTGCTTCATTGTAATTCCTTTACTTTTTCGTATTTCCCGTAAGTGCAGCATGAAAATCCCTCCCAACTTCATTATACATAAGCTAAACGAAATGTCAAGTTGGAAACAAGCAATTACAACCGCACGAATTGTTGTCTTATTTTCACAAAAGGCTTGACAAATCGTGCAGTTTGCGGTAAGCTTGCCTCGAACTGAACGAAGTGTGCAGTTTTGAGGGAGGTGAGATGATGCGCGATTGGCTTTTAGATGCGAGAACCAAAAGCGGAATGACCCAGCTTGAGGTTGCCAGGAAGATTGGCATTTCAGAAGCATACTACGCCTACATTGAGCGAGGCGAACGTCAGAAGAATATGGACATTACGCTTGCTGCGAAGCTCTCCAGTATTTTCGAGATTCCATTTGAACGAATCATCGAATTTGAGAGTTCCGAACAGCCAATGGAGGTGAACACCGGTGAGCCGTGAGAAGGCTGGCTACCGCGACACCATAGCGCAGCTGAATGAGATGTTTCCTGACAAGGGATGCCTCAGCAAGCCTGAGACGGCAAAATTCCTCGGCGTTCACAGAAACACATTGGACAGGTACGTGAAGACCGGGAAGATTCGCTTCAATGACCTCAGCCTGATTTCCAAGGCTGATCTGGCTAGGCAGATTTGCACTTGAAGGAGGTGAGAAAGCAAAATGGATGAAAGAGTAAGCAAAAGTATTCTTGAAATGTGCAATGGCGCATTTCAGGAGCGCACGGACTACGAGATGAAGCGGCTGATTGAGAATATTCTGGACCCGAACACCGACCCAGTCGCCAAGCGCAAAATCCAAATCACGCTTGAACTAAAGCCTGACGCCGACCGCTCGACGGTTGCAGTTTACTGCTCTGTAAAGAGCACCCTCGCGCCGACCTATCCCGTGGCAACGATGCTGTACGTTGCCGCGAACGACACGGTGATTGAAATGACCCCGCAGATGCCGGGACAGCTCGACATCGACGGCGGAGAACAGGAAGCACCCGCCCAGCTTCGGCTGATTTCAGGCGGAAATTAAAAAAGGAGGACACAACCCATGATTGCAAAAGCAATTGAAAAAATCGAATCCATGGCGAAGCCAATCGTCCAGGAAATTGAAGGGAAATTCTTCATGCTCTCCCAGGACGGAGTGAGGGAGATTCACCCAGACATTCCCATTCCAGACCCAATTGCCCTTCACAGCCTTGATGCCGTTATCACGATGGTCAAGGCAGAGGCGATTGATTCCGTTCACCCCATTTTCATTTCGGTGCCGAGCGCTACGAGCGTCGAGGTATTCACAAAGGCTTTACCCAGCCTCCGCGAAAAGCGCTGCGTTTTTTACAAGGCCCTCGCATCGGATGTTCCCGGCTGGGATGCCACAGTTAAGATGCCGTTCGACCAGGCGGCGGTTGCCCTGCAGACCCGATTCCAGGATGGCAGCGACCGCGACTACTGCTTGCAGCTTCTCAGCAACATCACGACCGGCGCAAAGGTCACCTACAACGACATCGGTGTGGCGACCACGGTGGTCACCCAGAAGGGTGTTTCCCTGCAGCAGAATCAGACCATTCGCCCCCTAGTGAAGCTCCGCCCCTACCGCACATTCCAGGAAGTTATCCAGCCTGAAGGACTTTTCCTCATCCGAATCGACGAGAGAGGTATCACATTCACCGAGGCCGACGGCGGCATGTGGCGGCTGACCGCAAGGAAGACCGTGGCGGAATACCTCAGCAAGGCGCTTGCTGCGGAAATCGAAGGCGGAGCCGTGAAGGTGATGCTGTAAACGCACGGAAAAGGAGAAAAAATGGACAACGAGGAACGCATCATCGAGAGAGAGGAAGAGCATGACCGCGTGGTGGCGGTGATTATGCCGCAGCCTGATGCGCTGATTACAATTCAGACGCTCCCGGTCATCAAGCAGAATCTTCTTTCCGTGAAAGAGCGCTGGCAGAAGGTCGCGGCTGATGCGAAGAAAATGGTCGCCACCGACGAGACCGTTCAGGCGCTCAAAAAAACCAAGGCAGCAATCAACGCTGAGTACAAGGAAATCGACCAGCAGCGCCTCGAAAAAAAGGCCATCTACATGGGGCCTTGGAATGAAATCGAGGCCACCTTTAAGGACTGCATCAAGAATCCGAAGGATGATGCAATCAGCAGCCTCGATCAGACAATCAAGGACTTTGAATCCGAGATTGTCCAGAAAACCCGCGAGAAGCTGGTGGCACATTTTCAGGAAATGTGTACCTTGGAGCAAATTGATTTCCTCACCTTTGACCAGGCGATGGAGCTTGCTGGCATCAAGCGCATCAGCCTCACCGACGCCAAGAAGCGCGACCCAAAGCAGCTGAAGGATTCGCTTTCGGCAACCATCGCCAGAATCGCGGTTGGCATGGAGCAGATTCGAGCCATGGACGATTCTGCCGAAATCATGGTCGAATTCAAAAAGTGCCTTGACGCTGGACAGGCGGTTGCAATCGTCCAGGAGAGACGCCGCCGGGTGCGGGAGGCAGCCGAGGCCGAGGAGCGGAGAAAGGCCGAGGCCGAACGGCAAAAGGAAATGGCTGCGAAGGTTGCTGCGGCAGCGGAAGTCACGCCCATGCCGCCCACGCCGGTCGCTCCGCCGGAGCCGGTCAGAGCGCCAACGGCAGTTTCCCCAGCGCCGGAGCTTATGACAGACACACCAAACAGCTACTGGAAAAAGATGAGCTTCACCATTTATTTCAGGAACCCAGGCGAATACGAAAAGGTGCTCCCGGCACTGAGGAAGCTCAAAGAAATCTTGAACCAGGAGGAAATCCCGTATGGCAAATAAAGCAGAAAGAATCGCATACTACATCGAAAAAGAGTGCTGCAAATTCAACCTGTCAGACTGGTGCGCGGATAGAGATATGACCTTGGAAGAATTCCACGCTTTTATCCTTGCAGGAGAAAAGCACTTCGAGGAGGAACTGAATAATGGCAAATGAA